GTACCTTGAAATACTAAACCTGCAGGTATTGTACCTATTAAGTTTTGTACAAAGGCTGTAGTAGCTACCGTAGTGTCGTTTGTAGCGTTTGCTTTTGTTACAGCCGTAGTTGCTGTATTTATTGTACCGTTTAAATCACCTAAGAATGTTGTTGCAGTAGCTGCACCTGTTACAGTAACACCTGTGTTTGTGGTTTCAAACTTTTTAGAGTCATTATAAAATAATTTAACAGCAATATCAAAGTCTGCACGAGCAGTAGTTCCATTAGCTGCAAAAATTATAAGCTCATCTGATTGTAATCTAAGACCTGCAGCGTTTGAATTTGTTATAAAGCTAATATTATTACTTCCGTTGTGATATATTTGTAAATCTGATGAATTTCCAAATAAAGCTTTTACACTATCATTCAAGAAAATATCTTTTGAAAATACTGTTTTTTCAAAACTACCATCTAATCTAAAATATTCAGCAATTCCTCCACCACCATTATCACTTCTGAAAATAATATCTTTGTCATTTGCGTATTGAGACATATATAAATCTCCATTTATATTGTCTATATTATTATTACCACTTAATCCATTATGATATATTTCAAGGTCTGAACCTGTACCTAAGTTTAATTTGAAAGCATCAGGAAATACAACGCCAGCAACTCCAGTCATTGTACCACCAGCCAGTGGTAAGAAAGGTCCTGTACCACCGCCTGATCCGTCTACATAAGCTTTAGTTACAAAGTTAGCTGCAGCAACTGGTGTTATACCAGATACTAAACCTGTAAATAATCCTGTACCTGCTACGTGTAATTTAGCTGTAGGTGAAGTTGTGCCAATACCAACGTTGCCGCCGTCTGCAACAGTAAGTCTAGTTGTGTTGTTGGTTTGAACAAATACAGAACCTGTAGCTACTTTTAACTTAATATCCTTATTACCTCCGCCATCTGTTAAAGTTACTGCAGCGTCTATCCAACCAACTTGCGCCCTATCGTTAAAACTTATTTTAGCAGAATCTCCTAACGCATTATTATTGGTATCTATGTAAACAACCGTATCATCAGTTGAACCTTTTACGTGAAGAATACCACTAGGACTATCCGTCCCGATCCCGACGTTGCCTGAAGAATCAATACGCATTCTTTCTAAAGGTATTCCCGTTGAATTTTGATTTGTAAAAAATCTTAAAGAACCTCTAAAGTCACTAACATTTGCGCTTTCTTTAATTGCATCAATTGCCCCGAAAACTATTTGGGTTCCTGCGTTTGTGTTTTTAGATCTAAAAGCTATTCCACCACCACCACCTGCTGTATTACCCGCTGTTAAATCGTCTACAGTTAAACCAAGCGTTAAGAATTTAGCAGCTGTATCAAGAGCAACTGTTTTGGTAGTTGTTATATTTAAACTAGAAACAGGACTAGTAGTACCAATCCCGACGTTGCCGCCTTCTGTTATAACAACTCTATGCGTAGAATTGTAAAAACTTAAAGCACCTGTATTAGAATAGTCGTTTTGAATTAGCCAAGTACCCTCGTTATTTTTTAAATGTAATCTTGCATCTGTGTTTCCTCCCGTAATTCCAACAGTAGCTTGTGCGCTTGTGTTTTCTACTTCTAATTGATAATCAGGACTAGTCGTCCCGATCCCAACATTACCGCCTGTTGTGATACGCATTCTTTCATTTGATGCTCCATTTGTTGCAAACGCTAATGCTTGGTTGCTTTCTGAATTTATAGTATTAACGCCCCCATCGCCTTCTACGGTAAATCCAATACCATAACCCGTGTTGTTGTGAAGTTCAGCAACTCTGCCTGTTGCTGCAGATAACCTTACATCTAACCTAGCCGTAGGTGTAGTCGTCCCTATGCCGACGTTGCCTGCGTCATCTATTATAACTCTGTCGCCAGTTCTTTCGTCAAAAATATGAAATTTAGTATCTCCTGATCTTAATCCTGTAGACCAAGTATATGTGCCTGACCTGTTGTAGTATACTCTTGAAGATTGAGTTCCATTTATTTTAACGCCTACATTTGTTCCAGCTAAATCTAGTTTTTCTCCTGGGCTAGTCGTTCCGATACCGACGTTGCCACCATTTAAATAAGAAGTACCATTCGTGTTTATTTTTACAGCTTGTGTTGTGTTGTTAAACAATGAAAGAATACCAGGATTCCCTTGGCCGTAATTAATAGCGATCCCTGAAACATGTGATGCTTTTAAATGTGAATAACCACCACCTTGTTCTATAATTAGTGACCTATTGTATTGTGTGTTATTTATTTTAAAAGATAAGTCACCAGTACCTGCAACCTCTAACTTAGCACCAGGATTAATCGTTCCAATACCGACATTACCGGTATCAATAATTCTCATTTTTTCACTATCTACTACCTTAAAAGCAATAAACTCTGTACCACTATTATATCCAGCTCTAATACCAGCAGCAAATTGACTTGATGGAGTACCAAAATTAATATCTACAGGATTAGCATCCGGTGTTAAAAAACTTAACGACGCCCCGTTTCCTCCTTCTATTACCATGTCATTATAACCTGAGTAAACAGTAGCACCGCTTGACCCAGTTGAAACATGTAACTTAGCTGTAGGACTTTCAGTTCCAATACCTACCTTGCCGGCGAAATATCCATCATTTAAAAACTTTAATGCCATTTATTATACTGGATTAAATTAATATTATACGTGTGTTAATAACACTCTATATATGTCTACTGCTACGCTACCTGAAAATATTACGCTTATACTTGCGGATCCACTTCTTGTTACGTCTGCGTATACTGTTTGGTATGGTGAAACATTTTGTGTTACTTCTGCTGTAACGTTTTCTGCTAAAGCACCAGTTCCAAATAAACTAGCGTTTGCTAAATCTATAGTAAATGTTGTAAGACCGTTTGCTTCAACTCTTGCGCAAGGAGGAGTGTTATTTAATGTTTGTTTTCTACCGTTAGCGTTTGATTGAGATTTTAATTGTACCCAACCATTTGCTGATACTGTAAAGTTTGCACTATCAAAACCAGCAACACCTTTTTGTGTACCACCATCAGTACTACCAGCACCTGCTATGTTAGCATCAGCTTGTACAACTGTATAGTTTGATATAGCTGGAGATGAGTTTGCTGCAATAGCATTGTTAGCAAATATAAAGTCACCTGGTTCTAAAGCTTCGCCTAAGAAACTACCAGCAACTGAAACAACAAAGTAATCACCTTGATCTAAAGCTATATTGCTTGAACCTTCTAAAGCTGGAGAATTTGTAGCAGCATTATAAGACCCTTTAAATACACCAACACCTGCAACTAGTAATTCTACTTGACCTAAATTAACACCGTCTGTAGAAGCTGTACCAGTTTTAACATTTTGCAACTTATTGTTGTTCATGTTTAACTGACTAGCAAAACTATTTGTTTCACCTGCTTGGCTTTGAGTAATTACACCACCAACAGTTAAATCATCTACAATAGTTACATCGTCTGGAAAATCAACAGTTATACTACCGTTGTTACCTGTTTGTTCTGATATTGCTATTCTACCTGTTGTACCAAATACTGTAACCGAAGATTTTATACCCGATCCAGTTCCACCAGCAGTTAAATTCATTATAGCAGAATTTGAAGCACCTGCTGCAACTGGTAATGTATATGTTTCGTTTGTATCTGCTGGTAATGTTATTGTTTTAAGATTTGTAGCGGTAACGTGACCTGTAGCATTTGTTGTAACACTATCAATAGCCGTGAAAGAAACTCCGTAACCAGGAGATGCAGTCGATGTTGTATTTGATCTAGATGTTGCATCGTGATTAACTATTGGTATAGGACCAGTTTGATTTGTTACACTTATATAAGTACCGCCTTGTACTTCTGTTATATCACCAAATGGTATTGTTGCCCATTTATTGTTTTTAGTTAAAAATCTATCACTAGCTATAGAAGTTCCATCAACAGCGGAAAGATCTGCTTGCAAACGCGTGTTGTCACCGCCACCGCCTTTAGTAAGATCTATATACGTGCCATCTAATACAGTTACAAGTCCTGTGTTTCTTACTGTTACATTTCCTGTAGCAGAGCTTACACCTATACCAGTTCCAGCTATAATTGATTCTACAGCACTTGTTGCGCCTACTTCTATCCAACCAGCTGCTCCGCCTCCAGTATCTGATACATATTGTTTTAATGTGTCTGCTGTTGTGTCAAAATATAATTGACCAACAACACCTGTGCCTGCCGCAGCGTCACTTGCGAACTTTTCTATAACTATGTTCTCTACTTGTATAGAGTTTAAGTTAACGTTATTTAAAAAATTAATTGCCATTTTTTTTAGTTTAGATATAATTTACCTGTCTGTGCTGAGGCAAATGTTACTGTTAGTTGTGTTGTGCTTACATAAGCTATTTCACCATATACAACTATATTATTGTTATTTACTACTGTAATAGAAGGAAAAGTTCCTAATGCTCCAGTATGAGTTGCTGTGATTGTTGTTACATTGTTAAAAGGTATAACTTCTGTAGAACCAGAAACTAAACCCCACTCTGTACCTGTAACTGTAGATTTTAGTACTTCACCTAATGCGCCTGGTTTATTTGTGCTATCTCTTAAAGCACCAGTTACATATAGATTACCCGCGACTGTTAGAGTTGTTCCGCCGGGGTTAGCGTTTTGTGTTAATATGGAATCTGCTAGTGTAGTAGATGTTAAACCTGTTATAGGATCAGTTACATCAAAAAATAATGGTACAGTTAGATTTGTACCATTTACGCTATCAATTATAAACTTAGCTAAATCACTTACCTTAAAATTCTTTGTAGGATTTCTAAGTGTAGCATCTTTCTCTGTACCTAACAGTATATCGTCAAGTGCAGGAAGTACTGTATTATAAGTATAGATTATTGCCATGTGTTTTGTTTATGCGTATACTCTTATTTCTATAGAACCAGCTGTAAATTTACCATCACTGTTATGTGTACCAAGATTTATAACAGTATCACTTGCTCTACCCCAAGCAATATCGTGGTTATTCTCTGCAGAACCACCATTTAAGAAAACTATAGTCTTGTTAGCTGTAAATAAACTTGACGATGCTGTTATTGTGTAATCACCGCCTGATGTTCTAGCGTATGTAAATGTTTTTCCTGTAGTATTTTGTAATATTGTAGCAACTGGTGCTGCTGTTCCAGCTTGGGTAAGTAATGCTGTATAAACTGTATAACCTAGACTGTATGAATTAGCAAATGCTGCTATTTGACCTACTGTAAATTGTACTGTTTTGTTTTCTTCTGTAATTGGATCTATCTGTGAACCTATTACATTGTCTGATAATGTAGGTGTTCCTTGAGGATAGCTATATATTATTGCCATTTGTTAAGTATTTAGTATGTATATTTGTATACTCTATATACTTACATATATCTAGTGATATTTACAAGTGAAGAGGAAATAGAAAAAGTGACACAAGGGTACTACTATATACTTATAACTACCTATTGTCACTAAAATTAAAAAGTTGTCACAAATAGAGGGGTGTAGCGCTCCCCCTCACTTTTTTCTTTGCTTTTTCCTCACAAAACTCATTTTTTTTAACCCAACCCACCACTTTTTATACAGTTTTACAACTATATATACAACTTTTACAAACAAATCATTAAAACATTTGGATAATATAAGTGAAACTAATAAAAACTATACAATGATACAATTCGAATTTACATTCTACTTAAAAAACCAAGATTCACCAATTTATTTAACACATGACACAGTGTTTTTTGACAAAGAATTACAAGACTTTATAATCAATGAAGATATATTTGATATTAATGATATTCAACAAGTCATTATTGATAGAATATAATGACAATATGTCATGACAAAGAGTCACTGACTTATACTTCCTCCACATTTATAACACATAAATAAATATACACTTGTATAAATCACAAACAAAACTCTTAACTAACTGGATAATAACTATATAAATAATAACTTAAATAATAATAACTATGTCAACTTTAAATTCTAAAAGATTTGTAATCAGAAAATCACTAATTGGTAAAAACCAAATCATTAACTTCACTAACAAAAAAGGTATCACTATTGAATACAATCATGATATTGCTTATGAAATAATGAAAGATAAATTAAATGCTATGAATTGTTTCACTAAGTATAAATCTTACACTTCATCTAATAATATTCCAGTAATACTAAGAGATAAAGAGTTAGTGTAGTGACAAACTGTCATGACAATCTGACATAATGGTTAATGTGAGTTCGATTCTCACTATGTCAACTAATATAATAACTATGATAACAAAAATACAAAAAGCATTCTTTATTCAATGTCTAGTAGATGATGACAATGACTTATATGAATTAACAATCAATGGCAAAACATTCACACTAGATAATGTATATGATTCACCTTATGGTAATCTATTTGATGAGTTAAATATGCTAGTAGATACAATACAATAATATGATAATAACTCAAACAATAAATAATACAGTGATTGATATGACTCACATAATAAATCTTCAAAGTGAAGGAATACTAACAAGACAAGATGTCTTAGGTATAATAGAAACTAATAAACAATGTATAATATGAAAAAAGATTTGTATAGATTTGCAAAAGCAAGACAAAGAGATCCACTGTTTAAAATAAGTAAACAACAGATAGAAGCAATGGAAAGAGCATACTGGTTAAAGTATAATAATTACAAACAAAATCAAATGTTAAATGGATAATAATAATATATGAAAATAATAAAACATAAATCACAAGAATTATATACTTGCAGTATTGATAACATATCATTTACTAGCCCAGATTACAACAGTGTAATGCAGTGGCGAGATGACAATGTACCAAACGCAGAGTATTACAAAGAAATCAAAGTATTACATGACAAAGCAATGCAAAGCATGTATAATAATAACCCAACTAATTACACAGGTGACTAATGGCAAAAATGAAACAACTCGATGAAATGGCTAACAAGCTAGTTCCTCAAATACTACACAAAATATATAATACAATCAATACTGAATTAGCATACAGCGATTTTGATTTTGAAGGTGATGAGCTGCATGATGCTCATGACTATGTAATGACACTCGTAATAAATAAATTAATGACAAATAAATTTTAAATATGGACAAAAAGAAAACAATTGCACTAGCGTGCTTAGTATTTATCGGTGGTTACTTCGCAGGTAACACAAATGGTAAAGAACAAAAAAGAACTGAAATCTTAAATAAACTAAGTGATCATGACATGGATTGGTATCAATGGCAAGACGTAGAAAGAATAGTAAACAATGAATCTATAAATGGTTACTAATCTAGCTATCGCGCTAGCGATATCCTTAACAGGACAAGTAGATGACAAAGTGTGTTACAAGAAATGCACAGGTCATAATGATGATGTAATAAAGCTAGACGTTAAATATCACCCTGATAATTACACTGAAAAGATAAAAGAATGGATATGTCAAGGTGAAGCTGAAGGTTTTAAGCATACTATTACAAATGAATTAACTTGTGATGGTAGCAACCATGAAGAATGGGAAAAATATGGTAACAAAGGCGAATGTTATGTCTGCTTCTAAATATATAAAACTATCAATACTTATAGCTCTATTGTCATATAGTTGTTATAAGTTAGGACAAGGTAATCCTATAATAGTTGAAAAAACTGTTAAAGTTAAAGTATATGACGTAGGTTTTTGCGCATCTTGCTACAAAGATCATAGCTGGGATGAGATGTATGTAATGATGAACACTTATAATGACTCAATTACAAACAAAATACAATAATTATTGGATAATATAATAAACAAACAATATGAAATGTAAATGTACAAATGTAATTCCTCAAGGTCGATTAGCCTTAGGTTATAGAACCTGTGTCAATTGTAGCACAACCGAGCTTTATAGTTATATACCAATTATCGGTAACAAACAAGTGCTCGAGCTACAAATAGTATCACAAGAACTATCTGCAGCAGTACACAAAGCATGGCGTAGAAAATAATACCACCCTAACAGTAAACCGACGCCTTGGCTTCCTTAAGGTATCAGTTGTACAAAGCCAGTCGTAGTGACAGGTGGTAAATGGGCGTGAAATGGTAAGCGACAACCGCGGCGAAAGCAAAGGTGTCAACGCAGGTTCGAATCCTGCCACGTCCACTAAATAATAAATATGCAAAGAATAAAATTCACATCAAAAACTACCGCTAAAACTAGCGAAGGTCTAAAGTATAAAGGTTATGCTGTAGGCGAATTACTTCCAACATTTGGCTTTATATATAATGAAGAAAAAGAACAAGCAGGTATTTCAAATTGGTTTAACTATAAAGGATTAACATGGATAGCGGAATAAAACAAGAAATGGAAATAGTAGAGCGTGAAGCTTGCTATTTAATAGACACAATAGAACACGCGTTAGAACGTATAGTAAACTATAATGATCTAACTGATGAAGAAATGAAGTCCATAAAAGATATGGCAATTATAATGCTCCAAGAATGGAGTTAGCTCAACCGCGGCGAAAGCAAAGGTGAGCACATTGCTAGACGAGTAGGTTAATTAGGGTTAGGTGGGCGAATGCCGCAAAGATACCACGATAAATGGTACCTAATCACATAACTGAATTGCTAGCACATGCTAGAAATAGGAGACAATAGTCACACTAACTAGCTGACTAACTAGGTATGGTTTATATAGTTCTAAAAAGAGGTGCTCTATATGCGACTACTGACGAGTATTGAGGTTCGATTCCTCATCTAGTTACAAACAAAATACAATAACAGTTGGATAATATAATAAACAATAATATGCTAATAGACAAAATCAAACCAGAAGTATTACTAAGTCTAAACAAAGACTATGAAAAGTATAACACAAGTGTAAATGAAATTTATAACACACTAGCTAACAAAGAAGTTTATAGTCAACTAACTATATACGAGCTTAGTGAAATTGTAATGTTTGCTAACCTAAATCTTAGCGAATGGTCATCTGCAGATATACTATTTGGCGACAAAATCTTAATAAATAACAATTAAATTAAATAAACTATGTCAGACTCAATTAAAAAGTACGAAGAAATGTACGACAAAAAGCTGGAAGAAAAAATGATCAGCAAAGGCTTCGGTGAAGTAGATTCACACGATGAAGAACACGTAATGAAAGTAGTGTGCAAACACTTCGATCTAGAATTAACAGACACATGGTCAAGCGACTGTGATCACTACATATACGAAGAAAGTACAGCTGATGGCTATACTGTGTATGTAAGTTTATATGAAGCTAATGCAAACGTGTGTGTAAGCGAAAACATATTCTACTATGACAATGACTTGTCTGCAGAGCTTAAACAAGCTATTTACGATAACGATCACAGTGACGTTAAAATATACTTATCTATGCTATTCGATAACGAATACTGGATTCAAGATACTATACAAGATATTTATCTAGAACTAGTAGAACTATACACAGATTTATGTAAAGATGAATTAACAGATGAAGGTTTTGACGAGCCTAAATCAATAGATATGTTAAACTTAATAGCAAACAACGAATAATATGGCAACAAGAAACATAACTATGGTAGTCCATAGACAAGAATCAGAAAAATACGTAAAAGGTTTTGCTGTAAATCCAACTGAAGTAGCAGACAAAAGCTATGTAAATATGTACTTACATCATGATGGTTATCCTGAATACCAAGGTGTTCAGACAGCTAACTGGATTAAGTATATGCAAGATACTAAAGGTTTTACAAACTTTGGCGATGGCTCAAGAATTGCAGCTCATTTAGTTAAAGATATGCATTATAACTCACAATATTTATACCCTAGCGTAGACAGTATTGATCACAACTATACTTATATTATATGGATAGGTAAATCTGACGTGTGGGTAAGTTGTTGGAATCAATACACTGAAGAGTGTGTATTTGTATCAACACCTGATAAAATAATTAAAAAATGGTCGAGTCCAAATCATGGTTATGATTATACAGACTGGAATTACAAACATAATACGAACAAAGCTGGATAATATAAATATGACAGACAGACAAATCGAACAAATGGCAATACGTGTAGCAGACATAGTTATACAAGCTCTAGAAGATAAGCAGCAAGAGTGGGATAAAGCTCTCGTTGCTGATCTTCACGAGCAAAATACAGAGCAACAACTGTTGGCTCAATTAGCTACAGCTATGACTCAGCTAGACTTCGCTCTTAGCAATGAAGACTACGCAAGATGCGCAGAATTACAAGAACAAATAATAAAAATAGAAAACCAATTAAATAAATATAAATGATAAAACCAATGCTCGCATACAAAGTTGACTCAAAACCAGTCGACTGGACTAAAAAAGTCTACATGCAACCAAAACTTGACGGCGTACGTTGTCTAATCCAACTTAATGACAAAGGCGAAGTATATGCATACTCTCGTACAGGTAAACCGTGGCTCAACATTGCGCACATACTAGAAGATCTAGAATATTTCTTCGAAATACATCCTGACGTAGTGCTCGATGGTGAATTATACAACCACGATCTACGTGACGACTTCGAAAAGATTATATCTCTTGTTCGTAAACAAAAACCTACAGACGATGACAGATCTGAAGCAGCAAAACTAGTACAGTTTCATTGCTATGACTATGTAGAAACAGTGATGAATATGCCATACAGTTACAGAATGGATCAATTATGTACAAGCGATATGTATACAGATTCTGTACGCTATGTGCCATCGTATCTAGTTAACAAGCACGAAGAAGCTTTAGACTTACATCACAATGCTTTTCTACCTCAAGGTTACGAAGGTTCTATCTTACGTCTTGACGGTCCTTATCAGTGCAAACGTTCTTACAACTTACAAAAGTTCAAAGACTTTCACGATGCTGAAGCTACAATTGTAGGCTATGAAGCAGGTAAAGGCAAGCGCGAAGGTACACTAGGTAAGTTCTTTATGATGGACGATCAAGGTGTTAAGTTCGGTTGTCCACCAGGCAAAGGCTTTACTTACAAAGATCTAGCTGATATACAAAACAACATTCATGACTACATAGGCCAAACAGCAACGTTTACATATTTCGAACGTACTAAAGCTGGTAGTTACAGACATCCATTTTACAAATGCATCAGAAACTATGAGTAGACTAATATGGAAATTATATAACAACAACTTGATAAGCATAGAAGTTGCTAATCAGTTACTAGACGAACACTACAGATGAATATATTTTATTTAGATTCAGACCCTGTAAAAGCTGCACAGATACAATACAATAAGCATGTGGTTAAAATGATCTTAGAATCAGCCCAGATGCTTTGTACTGCGCATCATCATTACGCAGAAGAACGTGAGTATGACAATAGTTATGTGCCTTACAAAAAAGCGCATTACAATCACCCATCAACTATATGGTGTAGACAAAACAGTAGACAGTACTATTGGTTGTTTCATCACATGTTGGCTCTAGGTGATGAGTATACTAAACGTTATAATAAAGTACATTTAAGTATAACTAAATGCTTTAACGTATTAAAAGATTGTCCTGTCGGTATGCCATTAGGCGGTGAGTTTAACGAACCTCCACAATGTATGCCTGATCAGTACAAAGTTCCAGGTTGTAGTATTACAGCTTATTGGAATTACTATGAACAAGAAAAGCATACAGTAGCAGCAAAAGACGAACCATTAATATTTAGACCAGATGAGAAGAAAATTATACAAACATTTAGTTGAGACAGACGTTTTCAACACAAGAACCAAAATTAAAAATTTTGTTAAGCCAAGGGTGACAAAAGCTAATAAGAATAAAAGAGTAATAGGCTAATGTCACATAGGAAAATAGAATATTTAAATGACAATAGGATTATATACAGGCGTAATCCTGTAAATGATGATCCTACTTATAGTACCGAGCACTTCGATTACTACGAAGATGGTACTCATGAGCATTATCATTTATTTAATAGTAAGTCTAAAATAACGTCCTATAAGTCATTAACTTGGCACGCATTAGTATTATGTTATTTAAACAGATACAACATGAATACACATGCTAAAATCGTCAGATTTATAGCTGATAAGTCTAATGGATTTATTACATTTAAAATCGGTGAAGCTAGCATTGAAAACATAATACAAAGTACGTTTTGGGGTGGAATTTATGCTCCTAAAAACAAAGCACGTAAAATAATATTTAAAGACTTTTGTGGTTTAGATTTTAAATCTAAAATGCAAATCGTAGGACAGTTGTTAGGTAAGTCTAAACAAATACATAAAGACGATGTGTATGAATGTATGATTGATCTTAACGACAATGGCAACAAGATAACTTGGTCTCGTGTTGCAGGACTATTAGACTGCTCTGTAAGAACAGTATTAAGAAACATTAATGAAGAACTTAAACATGAAAAAAAACTATTAAATGAAAAAATATAATGTAAAGAATTACATACGATACAAAGAAGACGTTAAGGCTTGTATGCCTGATGATAAGCCTTATGATCAATATACTAGAAAAGAACTTATAACTAAGTTTTTACCTTTAGTAGAAAATATAGCGCGTAAGTTTTCAACAACACAACAAGCTTCAGGCGTTATGAGTATTAATGATATCATACAAGAAGGTAGCGCAGGTCTTACAAAAGCTGTAGATAGATTAGACTGGGAAACATTAGAACAATCCGAAGACGTAGAAAAAACTTTAAAATCATTTCTATCAAAAAGAATTAAAGGCGCTATACGTAGAGCTATAGATAAAAACAGAGGTGATATACGTATACCTGAACATAAGCTAAATGAAATACGTAAAGACAATGGTAAAGATCAAAAAATGGTTGCAATGTTTTTTAATAGTATATTTTTATCTATTGACGCACAACCTACAGACGATGAAAACTCTATGTATCAAATACCTGATAAGTCTGAGCCTTATAACATACAGTTATTAAATATATATTTAGTAGGTTTATTAAGAAAACATTTAACTGATAAAGAGTTTGAAGTACTAAGATTGAGCTATGGTTTAGACTGTGATAAACACTCAGCTAAAGATATAGCATTAACTTTAGGTATAACAGGAGCAAGTGATTATGTAAGAGTATCAGAACTAAAAAAACAAGCAGTACAGAAATTAATAGACAACGTAGATCACTCGCAAGTGCTTGACTACCTGTAAATTAAATCTAATACATGTAATTATATTAATAAGCAATTTAACTAAGAACGAATGAACATAAACGAAAAATTAGCGACAATCCAAACAAAGTTTAAATCGAAAAAGAGTAGATTTAACTCCTTCGGCAAGTACAACTTCAGATCAGCCGAAGACATCCTAGAAGCAACAAAACCCTTTCTATTAGAGTTAGGAGTAACAGTTACGATCAATGAAGAACTTAACGTATTATTTGACAATATGCCTGTCATGGAATCTACAGCAACTATCAGCGATGGTAAAGACATGATTCATGCAAAAGCAATTGTCGGTGTAGACTTAAACCAAAAGGGTATGAACGTACCACAACAATTTGGTTCAGCATCTTCGTATGCAAAAAAGTACGCGTTAGGTAATTTATTTCTAATTGATGATACAGCTGATAGTGACGCTACTAATGATCACGGCAAAAAGAAATTTGTGCCAAAAACTAAATCCTCTATAACAGCAGACCAGTTAGCTAAAGCTAAAGACTATGTAAAAGCTGGAGGTAAAATCGAAGCTATTAAAGCTAAGTATGCCCTGTCTAAAGAAGCAGAGCAAGAATTAACAACACTGTAGTATGAAAAAGCAAGAGGTATTAAAAGCGTTAGAAGATGATGCTAATTATTACGGAGACTTTGGTAAAAAGTATCTTAGTAATTCAGACATCGGTACGCTCTTAACCAATCCCTTAGCTTTAGGAAAGCAGCAAGCACAAAGACCTGCGTTTCTAGTCGGTGGATACTTTCACACAGCAATACTTGAGCCAGACAAGCTTAAGAATTTTAAGATAGTAGAAGCTACAACTAGAAATACTAAAGCATATAAGGAGATTTCAGGGGGTGAAATGTGTTTATTAAAACATGAGGTTGATCAAATTGAATTAATGACAGAAAAGATGCTAGACAACGAAGTATGTAGAGATTTAATAAGATCAGGCAATGTTAAATATGAACAACCTGAAATTACAGAGCTTGAAGGTCAAATGTGGAAAGGTAAAGCTGATATTGTAAACCATGATGAAAAACTGATTATCGATTTAAAGACGACAGCAGACATTACAAAGTTTAAGTATTCAGCATCTAAGTACAACTATGATAGTCAAGCTTATATTTACAGTAAACTATTTGGTTACGAAATGCTATTCATTGCAATAGACAAAAACACACATCAAATAGGTATCTTTGATTGCTCACCTGAGTTCTATGAACGAGGTCAAGATAAAGTAAAAAGAGCAGTCGAGGCTTATGAATTATTTTATAAGTCAGAGGACTTTGATCCTAAACAATATTTTTTAACTAAAACCCTTTAAACCATGGCAAGAACTAGAAAACAAATTTGCACAGTATCAGGAATCAACACAAGCATCAACAACTTTTACACAGGACAAAACCACGTAAAAGCAGTAGATAACTTAAGAAGAAACACAGGTGCAACAAAACAACAAATAACAAGAATGTTTAACCAAGTAAACGCATATTAATATGGCATCAATAATTAAAGCTAGTATTAACCTTAATGAAATACCTAAAGATAAAATTATCATAGGTAAAAAAGGTAAATACTTACCAATTACGATTACACTGAACGACGAAGTTGATCAGTTTGGTAATCAAGGTCCAGTAATAGTGGATCAAACTAAAGAAGAACGTGAGGCTAAAGTAGCTAAAACTTATTTAGGAAATGTAAAAGTGGTATGGACTAATGGTGATAATGTAAACGCAGCACCTAGAACAGATCAACCACAACAACAAGCACAACCAGCTAAACAAGAAGTAGAAGACGATTTACCATTTTAAATTAAATTAAATGCAGGACAGAGAGATCAATGGATTTTTGATTGATGAATTCAATCAACATGGCCTAGAAGAGAAGACACAGGGTATATGCCCTTTGTGTTCTCATGATAGGAAACCTAAAAATCAAAAGGCCAAATGTGCGTCTTATGATTGGGAACGTGGTCTCGGTACTTGTCACAATTGTAACACAACCTTTCAATTACATACGTATCAACGTAAAGGTGCTAGTGAAAAAGTATATGTAAGACCTACAGTCTCAGCATATCAACCACCAGCAACTAAAGTAATTGGTTGGTTTGAAACAAGAGGGATATCTCAGAAAACCTTGACTGACTTAAATGTCGGTGAAGGTTCTGAGTTTATGCCGCAAACCGGTAAGACCGAGAATACTATAAAGTTTAATTACTTTATGGGCGATCAACTTATTAATGTTAAGTATCGCGATGGCAGAAAGAACTTTAAATTATATAAGGGTGCTGAAAAAGTATTCTACAATATAAATAGTATAGTAGGTTATGACACTTGCGTTATAACTGAGGGCGAGATGGATGTGTTAGCGTTACACGAAGCTGGTATTAAAAACTCTATATCAGTTCCTAATGGTGCTACATTAAATTCTAACAACCTAGATTATCTTGATAATTGTATAGATTATTTTGAAGATAAAGAAAAAATCATATTAGCTGTTGATTCAGATGAAGCAGGTCAAGCATTACAATCAGAGTTAGTTCGTAGACTAGGTGCTGAAGTATGTTACCTAGTATCATTTGATGATTGTAAAGATGCTAATGAATATTTACAGAAACATGGCAAAGAAAAACTACAAGAGCGTATCAATACAGCAAGACCTGTACCGCTTGAAAACGTTACAACGTTCAAAGACATTGAAGATGAAGTCACAGACTTTGTTCGTAATGGCTTTAAGAAAGGATATCAAGTCGGCCTTAGTAACTTTGACGAAATATTCTCAACGTATACCGGTCAGTTTATCACTGTTACTGGGATACCTAGTAGCGGTAAGTCTGATTTTGTTGACCAGATGGTTGTAGGTTATAATAACAACTATGGTTGGAAAACAGCTTTTGCATCACCTGAAAATGCTCCTACGTATTTACATGCGCATAAGTTAATGCGTAAGACTTGGCAAGGTATGCCATCGTCTAAAGATATACACGGAGACAAATGGAATAGAGTTGCTAATCATGTTAATGATAATTATTTCTTTATTGACATGGAAAGATATACATTAGAATCTGTATTACGTAAAGGTGCTGAGCTAGTAAAACGTAAAGGTATTAAATGTTTAGTCATTGATCCTTTTAATAAAGTTAGAGATGTAGACTGTAAGACAGAAGATGTTAATCGTTACACAATGGAATATCTAACTAAAATAGAAACGTTTGCTAAGAAGTATGATGTGCTTGTATTTGTAGTTGCGCATCCTACAAAAATGTACAAAGACAAAGACGGTAGAATGGAAGAGCCTACAATGTATAACATAAAAGGTGGCGGTGAATGGTATGATGCTAGTTATCACGGTATATTAGTTCACAGGAACTATGAAGAAAAAACCGTTAAAGCAAAGATACTAAAAGTTAAGTTCCAAAACTTAGGTGAAAACGGAGCTGAAGCTCATTTCACGTGGGAACCAAGATCTGGTTGTTTTGTTCCTCATGTAAATGCTGTAAATGAAAACGAAGCAATGCCGTGGGAGTAAGAAAAATTAACATGGGTCATTTTATGGCTACGTCAAAACAGCGAGAACATATGAGATGGTGTATAAACAATGGAATAAAAATATCACCATTTGCTAAAAGCACATATGAATGGTACGTAGACATAGAAATAAACGGCAGAAAAAACAGATCTCCACACGTTCACACTAAAAAGGATTTATGGGAACAAATATTTAATTATTACAAATACTATTACAATAAATATGGCAAGAACACTATTTAAAAACGCAAACGAAGCTTATGCTTATCAACTTAATAGAATATTAATTGATGGTGTAGACTTTGATGATACTAAAGCTTTATTCAATATAGGTTTTACAATTGCAAACCCTATGGATAACCACATTACAAATAAAGAACGTAAGTGGAGCTTAGAATATGCTGAAGCAGAGTGGGAGTGGTATAAATCAGGTGATCGTAGTATAGATAAGCTTGGTCAAATATATGGCAAGATACCACCGATATGGGAAAAGATGGCAGACAGTAATCGTAACGTTAATTCTAACTATGGTTATCAGTGGAAACGTAATAATCAAATAGATTATGTATGTGCTAAACTTAGACAAAATAAAAATACAAGACACGCGGCAATAAGTATATATGATGCAAAAGAGTGGGGATCATATAGAAAAGACACACCGTGTACTTACGCAGTACAGTTTACAATACTAGACAATAAGTTAAACATGTCAGTTCTGATGCGTTCTAATGACATCTGGTACGGTTTCTGTAATGATCAATATCAATTCTCAATGTTACAACAAATGATTGCTAAGAGACTGTCTATTGAAATAGGTACTTATTACCACTTTGCACACAACTTACATTTATATAATAACAAACTTTAAAATATGTATTATTTATACCACATACCAGGTAAAAAGATAGGCGTAACGCGTAATCTTAAGAACAGAGTAACCCTTATGCAAGGCTATAAGGAGACAGAGTATGAAGTTCTTGAACAGTCAGACGATATAGATTATATATCAGACCGTGAAATAGAACTTCAAAAGTCTTATGGCTATAAGGTTGATTTAAAAAAATATAAAAATCTAAACTTTAATAAAATGAAAATAAACGCTACAGAGCAGACCTCAACTTTCCCGTGTCCGGTTAATAAATTAAAAGGACAACTGATGGATAACATAGGTTTAAAATGGCAAACAGAGTTCGGCCAGTTTGAAATAACAGAAAAGAACATACCATGGATTATGCAAAATGTTAAAACATCTATGTTTAACAATGACAGATCTTATATCTACAACAAAGCTTTTTATGAGGCCTATTACAATACAGATCACACGCCTGTAAAAACAGATGAAAGATTTGATCTTATAAGAGACTGGGCAGCAACAAGAGGTTTGTACCAACAAGGTAATCCACATACGCAATATGTTAAATTACAAGAAGAAGCTGGTGAGCTTGCTAAAGCATTACTTAAAAATGATCAACCAGAAATTGTAGATGCAATAGGTGATATGGTTGTAGTACTTACAAACTTAGCTCACTTACAAGGGTATGATATAGAATACTGTATTGATGAAGCTTATAAAGTTATAGCAACAAGAACAGGTAAAATGATTAACGGAACATTCGTGAAAGATGCAGATTAAAACACAAGATAAGATAGTACAAAACGTACTAAGGAAGATGGACGAACGTAGTTTAATAGGTCAGAAGAAATATGGCGCTACAATGATGCAAGAAATTGAAGGTCAAAAGAAAGATCTAGGTAGATTTATTGTTGACGTACAAGAAGAATTAATGGATGCAATACTATATCTTGAATCAGCTAGACATTGTTTACGTGATGAAATTGAAGAAGCTATATATGCTAAAGCTAGAAGAGTAAATGAAAACATAAATGATATAAACATATACGATGAAACGATCTTTTAAACGTAAAAAAGGTCCAGTACAATCAAAGAAAATAACTTACGATGGTATTAAGTTTGCCTCAGGTTTAGAGCGATATATGTATATGGCTTTAAAAAAAGCTAAAATCAAAGCTAAATATGAAGGACAAACATTTGAATTAATACCATCATTTGAGTTTGATTTAGAGTCTATAGAAAGACAAAGCAACGGAAAAGGAGAATATAAAAATAGAGGTAATAAAAAAATACTTAACATAAAGTATACACCTGATTTTATAGGTAAAGATTTTATTATTGAAACTAAAGGTAGAGCTAATGAATCATTTCCACTACGTTGGAAACTATTTAAAAGATTACTAATAGAAAACAATTTTATAACTCAACAACCAGTTAACTGGACATTATACAAACCACAAAATCAAAAAGAATGCGACGAAACAATAAGATTAATCCTGCTCAAGCAAAACACTTAGCAAGATGTAAATACAGAGAGCGTCAAATCGACAAATGGTGGAAATGGAGCTTTGAAATGAGAAACAAAATTAAATATAAAGAATTAGTAGAACAACAAGATAAATATAATATAAAAGTTTATGGATAAAATAAAAGAATATGCTGTAACAAATTATCCTAAAACATTTAAAGATGTTAGTGACGTTATAGTAGAGGAAAACGATGTGGTTTATTTTGTATCATCTCACAAAGATGGTTCACCTATAGTAATTAATAAAAAAACAATAAATGGATAAAGAAATAAAAAACTGGACTTTAAGTATAGGTTTTTACCCTGGAATATGTTTTGGTATAAGAACATACGAAGAGCCTGATCAAACAACTTATGTTTTATATATACCTTTTGTTGATATATCACTAGAAATACACGATAACTAATGGGACTATTTGATAATAGAATACCGTATAAACCTTTTGAGTATCCTGAGTACTATACAGAAGGTTGGTTAAAACAAGCTCAGGCGTTTTGGTTACATACAGAAATACCTATGTCAGGTGATGTAAAAGACTGGAACGAAAAGCTAACAGCAGAAGAAAAACATTTAGTAGGTAATATACTATTAGGTTTTGCTCAGACTGAATGCGCTGTAAGTGATTACTGGACACAAAAAGTGGTTGGTTGGTTTCCTAAACATGAGATACAACAAATGGCTATGATGTTTGGATCACAGGAAACTATACATGCTGTAGCTTATAGCTATTTAAATGAAACTTTAAAACTAGAAAACTATGAAGCGTTTTTACACGAACCTGCGACAGCCGATCGTTTTGATAACTTGGTTGCTTATGATGGCAACAATGCTGTGGGTATCGGAACCTCCCTTGCTATCTTCTCCGCTTTTGCAGAAGGTGTTAGCTTATATAGTGCCTTCGCTGTACTTTATTCTTTTCAGTTACGTAATCTACTTAAAGGCATCGGACAACAAATGAAATGGTCTGTAAGAGACGAAAGCTTACACAGTAAAATGGGTTGTCAGTTGTTTAGACATATGTGCGAAGAAGACAATAGCTTACTAGATGCTTGTAAAGAAGATATATATTTAGCTGCTAAGACTATGGTTGAGCTAGAAGAAAAGTATATAGACAAGATGTTTGAAATGGGTGATATTGAAGGTATGAGATCATTTGACTTAAAACAATTTATAAGAAAAAGAGCTAATGACAAATTACAAGAACTTGGTTACACGGATAAAAGAAGATTATTCCACTATGACAAAGAAGCAGCGGCTAATCTGGATTGGTTCTTCCATCTTACAGGGGGTCACACTCACACTGATTTTTTCGCTGTTAGGCCAACTGACTATAGTAAAGCAAATGAAGGTGAAGATTTCGAAGACATTTGGTAATGGAAAGAAAAAGAAGATGGAAGTATAGACTTATAAAGTTTTTAAGATATACAAATAAACTTACAGCATATCAAAAAGTTGCATCACGTATAGGATATTTTGGTGCAGCTTTTTTAATCGCTGGACAATGGACGTTAGAACCTAAATTATTTATAGTAGGTTTTATTTGTGTAATGATACAGACAGCGTCAAGAAAACAATGGAATTTAGTAGCGCTAAACCTTAATGGTTTAACAGCGTGGATTAATCATTTAATAAATTAATATGCCACAAAACAAATTAAAACAAAAAGTAGAAATACTAACTAAAACTGTAAAACAGCTTATAGAAGATTTTATAAAGTTAGATAGTATGACTAGAGGAACATTAACAGCTTTTCAATTACACATAGGTGAAGAAGAGTGGAAAAAAGTATTTAAACAATTACAAGAAAGAGAACAAGAGTCAAAACCAAAAGAAAAAAAACTAGAACTTGATGTGGAATAATGAATGGAAAAAAGGAAAAGACTATCCAGAGTGGGGAGACACTGAAGTCTACAAAAAAACTATCGCCGGGGGATATTTACTTGGCAGCGAGTCTCCTAAAGATGCCTATGAAAGGGTATGTAAAACAGTCGCAAATAGACTTGACAAACCTGAACTTGAAGAAACTTTCTTTGAGTATATATGGAATGGTTGGCTCTGTCTTGCTAGTCCTGTTCTCAGTAATACTGGGACTGATCGCGGCCTTCCTATTAGTTGCTTTGGTATCGATGTAGCTGATAGCATAATAGATATAGGACAGAAAAATTTAGAGATGATGCTACTTGCTAAGCACGGCGGTGGAGTTGGTATCGGAGTAAATCAAATTAGACCCGCTGGCGCTCAAATTAAAGGAAATGGAACAAGTGACGGCGTTGTGCCTTTTTGTAAAATATACGATTCAACAATACTTGCCACTAATCAAGGATCTGTCAGACGAGGAGCTGCATCGGTTAATATTAACATTGAACACCCCGATTTTGAAGACTGGATCGAAATACGTGAGCCTAAAGGAGACGTCAATAGACAGTCACTTAACTTGCATCAGTGCGCTGTTGTCGGCGATAAGTTCATGCGAAGACTTGAACAAGGAGATGCAGAGGCTAGAAAACGTTGGGGAAAATTACTTCAAAAGCGTAAAGCTACTGGAGAACCATATGTCTTATTTAAAGGGAACACAAATAAAAATAACCCCGCAGCCTATAAACAAAACGCATTAAAAGTACATATGACAAATATCTGTAGTGAAATAACATTACATACAGATGAAAATCATAGCTTTATATGTTGCCTGTCTAGCTTAAACCTAGCTAAATATGATGAGTGGAAAAATACTAATATAATACATGACTCGATATGGTTTCTTGACGGTGTGTTAGAAGAGTTTATACAAAAAGCTAAATACAGAAAAGGATTTGAAAACTCTGTAAGATCTGCTGAAAAAGGTAGAGCATTAGGTTTAGGTGTACTCGGATGGCATACGTATTTACAAGAAAAAGGTTTACCATTTGAAGGTCTATTAGCACAATATGAAACAAGAAGAATTTTCAGTCAAATTAAAATTGAAAGCGAAAGAGCTAGTATGGCACTTGCAGAAGCTTATGGAGAACCTTTATGGTGTGTTGGAACTGGTATGCGTAATACTCACTTACGTGCTGTTGCTCCTACTGTTAGCAATAGCAAGCTTAGTGGAAATGTGTCACCAGGTATTGAGCCTTGGGCCGCCAATATATTTACCGAGCAAAGCGCTAAGGGTACTTTTATACGTAAAAACCCTACTCTGGAAAACATTCTCAAAAAACAAAAACTAAATACAAAAGAGATATGGGACAAAATATTGGCCGATGGAGGTTCGGTACAAGATATAGAAGGTTTAAGCGAAGATACGAAAGAAGTATTTAAAACCTTTAAAGAACTTAACCAGCTAGAGTTGGTTAGGCAAGCTGGTATCCGCCAGCAGTATATAGATCAAAGTGTAAGTTTAAACTTAGCTTTTCCTAGCGAAGCAACACCAAAGTGGATTAATAAAGTCCACATGGATGCTTGGCATAAAGGAATTAAAACTTTATACTATATGCGAACAGAATCAGTCTTGCGTGGCGATATTGCCAATCAAGCTATGGAAGACTGTGTTGCTTGTGATGGATAAAAAGAAAAAGGGGACCACTTGCGTGATCCCCTTCTTCGGTTACAGGAACTTTTGGGTATGGTACGCCCAGTTTTATTTTGTTCCTAACATTTCCATCTGCGTCTTGCAGCTTTACCTCTTTCTCCAGTCCAACCTTTTGATCTTGCGCAAAATGATTTTCTACGTTTAGCATCTTTACTACCAGGCTTTACATCACCTGTTACTGCAGTCTTTAATTTACTACCTGGATTTTTTCTTTTATATTCAGCAACTCCTTTAGCAGTCATACCTGCACCTTCTTTAGTAGTTCTAAAGTTTCTACCTTTACCTTTAGTAGTTTTTCTAGGTTCATTACTAGAGCCTCTAGATATTCCAAATTTTTGAGTATACATATTGTTTATTTTTTAGGCAGTGATTTTATTTTGCCATTATGTGTTCTAGCGTATCTATGAGTACTAGTTTCCATACTAGGAATTAAATCACCTGAATAAGTTCCTTTACCATATTTCCAAGAAACTTTTTTATCTAAAGGACTAGATACACCTAACATATTCAATGCAGATTTTCTTTGCGGACCTTTTATAGTTTCTAAAGCTTTGTTTAAATCAGTAACAGCTTTTCTGCCTTGAGATTCTTTTCTCATTTTTTGCATCTTACTATTAATAAAATCAGCTTGTTTAACATCTGTTTGAGATGGCTTATGATCAAACTCGTGACTATTTTCGTCATTTGAAGGAAAATCTTCATCTACATCTCTAGCTTGTTTTGAAGTTAAAATTACTTTACCACCTTTGTCTTTAATAGGTTGATAAGAACTTTCCGTGTGTTTTTTACCTTTGTGCATTTTTTATTTTATTATTTTATATACTGTTTTACCAAACTCTTTTTCAGCGAGTAGTTTTCTGTTTCTATTTTTATCTACACTTATGTAACTAACATGTATCCACGCTGGATTTTTGTCATTACCAAATTCCCATATGATTTGATCAAAATTACAGTGGTTACATATCCATTCATACATCTCTGCATTAGTTTTATGTCCATAGACGTCATCAATATCCATTGCCATACCTTTACAATGCTGAGAGCTAGATGATCCTCCTATGGCTTTATTTAATTCTTCAGAACGAAACATACTATTGATCTTTATCGGTCCACCAACCCATAGTCTTAGTGGTTCAAATATTTTTTCAGCTAACATTTTCATGTTGTTAGTTTGCTCTTCGTTAGGTATATTTTTTATACTATACCTTTTAGCTGTATTCGAGTGTATCGCTTCAGCAAAAGTAATATGATCGCTTATTTTCATAACTAGAATTTAAAGTTAATACCTGCCTTAAGTACTTCTATTTTTCTATCCCAATATTTTTGTATTGCTACTTCTGTAAATAATCCTAATTTTTTATTTAGCTTAATTCCAAATTGTCCACCAACAGAATAATCAATCCAATCGTTTTTACCTATAAATGATTCGTAAGAATATTTATCTTTATCTGATTCAGAAAAAGTTTTATGTATTGGCAACACTGATCCATATGCGTGAAACCAAAAAGACTTACGATAATGGTAATAGTCTAAACCGATAATACCTGATAAATTAGCATAACCACCTGATATTAATTCTAACTGCTCATCATTATAACTATTAACTAGTTGGCCAAAGATATTGTTTCTGTAATCAAGATCTGAGTTAGAGAGTAACGTTCCCTGATTGTCATACCAAAAGTAATCAATACCTGTTTCTCCTGTTTGAAGATTTTCCCACGAATAAGGTATATCACTATGTCCATAGTAATCTCTACTTAAATTCCACCATTGGTTTTCTTCTAAGTAAGATTGTATAGGATTTACGCCATAAGCTTTTTGATATGTTCTATATATTCCACCAATTGATAAACTAAGTTTTTTACCTATTGGTAATCTAAGTCTTACATCTGCAGATCTATAATCTAAATCTACTAATTCATTTTTAGTTTGTTCAAGCTTTATAATATAATGATCAGCTAGATATCTTAAGAAGATCTTAGAGTTCTTAAAATCATCTCCTTGTTGTTTACCTTTAGACATTTCAAATAAGTACTCTAGGCCATTAGTATTACCTTCGTTACTTTTTTGTCCTATGTTAGTTTCTGTACCATCATAAAATCTATCTTTATCTTCATAATCAAAAAATGCTAATTTTCTTAAACCAAAAGTATAAGTAGCATCATTAGGAACTCTAGGTGTAGTTTCTTGTAACTCATTACCCTGTGTTACATAAAATGTTTTTGTAGGTTGTAAAGCATTACTTTGATCATAACTAGCGTACAATGTACTGTATTTAAATATGTCTTTTAAAAATTGAGCGTTAGCATTTAAGCTAAACATCATTATTAGTAATAATAAGTTTTTCATTAATTTCCTTTTTTAACACTTCTTGTAACAACAGGACGTGTATAGTTAGTACTTGGCTTTGAATTATAACTTGGTCTAGAATTAAAACTAGGTTTGCTATTAAAGCTAGGTTTGTTATAACTAGGTTTATTATAAATAGGTTTTGGCTTGTTATAATTAACTCTTGGCTTTGCAACTGGTTTGTAACTTACAACTGGTTTCTTATTTAAAATCAGTCTAGATCTTTTTGGTTTAGTAATTACATTATTTTTAATACTATTTCTTCTGCTAGAATTATAAACTACATTATAACCTTGATTATTAAAAGGTCCTTGTGTCCAAGGTCTCATGTAATAATCCCAGTAATTCCACGGTCTATAAAAATGAGAGTAATAAGAATAATAGTTACCATGGTAAAAATTAAAATCTAACCACAAAGGTCTCATGCCCCAGTAACCATAATCATTAGCAAAATAAAATCTTGGTTTTATTGGCTTAATAACAAAACGTATAATATTAGTATCGTAGTTGCTAAACATAGAAACGTCTGTTGTCTCTGTTATAAGCATAGTATCATTAACATATTGATAACTTCCACAGCTACATAGTAGCATAACTAATAATATAAGTTTTTTCATATTTAAAATTTATTTGATTGTACTTCGTTTAAATGTTCTTGCAATTGCTTAATAGTGTCTTCAGGTAATTCTAATGATAAACCACCATTTATTCTAAAAACAACGTCACCGTTATTGTATATTATAACAGTTGGTAAATACTCCACCTTTTCTTCTTTAAAAAACTTACCATGCTCGCTTATAAATAAAGTATGCGTATTAAATTCTTTAAACTTTTTTAATGAGATTTGCTTGTCAACTAAAAACTTAGCGCTAAACTGTACTACGCTAATGTCATCTTTATATTGGCCAAAGCTTAAGGTTGTGAATAAAAGCCCTACTATTATTATTACATGTTTCATGGTCTTTTTTGTATTTCATACAATCTTGCGTCTAAAGTTTTCATCATTTCTTTAATTTCATCAACATCTTTTTCAATGTTATCTACTTGTTCTATAACTTTTTCTACATTAGATCGTATTAGTTCGTCTTTGTATTTAAACTCTACACTAGATATTTCAGGTTCAGGCATTTCCATAGCGATAGCTATGTCTGCTTTTAATGTAAAATAAGTTGTAGCTAATGCTATAGTAAATCCTACTATTGTTCCTATAGTTTTAAGGTCAAGTGTTACTTTAGTTTGTTCACTTATTTCTTGTGCCATTATTTTGAAAGTTTTTTTGCGTTTTTCTTAACTCTTCTTTTAATTAACTTTACAGCCTTGTCGTCAGTTTCAGTTATTTTACCTTCTGCATAAAGCTCTTCAGTAGCTTTTTCATAAGCTGCTTGTTTGTCTGTATTGTCAGGTGTTCCACCAAATTTATTCCTATTCGTAGGGATTATATTGTAGTTTTTATCTCCTGTTTTTTTAGTTTTATAATCACCACCTATTAAATAACCATCTTTAGAACCTAAAGATTTTCCTATAACAGCTGGCTTAAACGTTTTATTATTAGCAGGTCTAATGGTATCACCTTTTTGCCCACCAACACTTTCAAAAGTACGTAAAACATACTCTCCTTTTTTATCTTTTTGTACTCCACCAGTGTTTTCCCCAACTGTTATGCCGTTTTTATTTAAAGGTGACGCGTAAAAGTTTGGTATTTTTATTCCTCCCATTTTATTTTTTGTTTTTGCATTCGCATTCGTAATTCTTAAACATTAATTTGTACATTAATGAGTTCCAAAGTTTTTTAATTTTTACCATCTTTTTTTTCTTGTAGTTCAATTATTTTTTTAACTCTTGCTTCTTCGTATTTTAAAGCTTTTATTTGTTGCTTAGTTAGTCCTAGCTTTAACAACGTTTCTTTTTGTTGTTTAGTGCTAGTTTCTTTTTTCATTTTGTTTACCTTTTCTTTAAGTATCATTTGCGGTGTCATCTCTACTTTGTCTTCAACACCATAATATGGTAAACCAAGATCCCAAGCTGACCAACCCATTAATAAGGCAACTTTTTGCCATTTATCAGAACTATCACTTGTTACAGCTCTTAAGTTATTTATCTTTGTTATTGCTCTATCTAATGGTACGTTTGTTAAACCAGAAATTACTTGAGCAAAAGCTAAATAAGCAGGGTTGTTTAAGTTAAAACCTTCTTGATTCATTTTTTCACGTTCCCATGATAATGTATTAAGACCACTTGTTAGTTTTCTAATTTTAGAATCAAGTGGTGGTGAAAAACCAAATAGATCAGTTATAGCTTTTCTAAGTTCAGGCGCGCCTTTTTCTTTGTTTTCTTCTTCATATACAGTTATTAAAGCGTCTTTAACAGCGGAAACAGCAGCGCCTCGTATACCAAGACCCCTTAATAATGAATCAGCCATACCATTTGCTATTCTACCTGTTTTATCTTCTTGTTCTTCATCTTCTTCGTCAAAAGCTAAAGCAAATAAAGCGTTAGACAACGCGTTAAATATAAGGTTTTGCATTGCTCCGTAGTACACTATTTTAGAAACATTAGTTTTCCAATCACCTCTACCATTTACAAGATCTTGACTAGATCTTTTTATTATACGAGCATATTGCATTGGCGTATTAGCAAAAGCTAGTATCACACGACCAGCACCTGATGCTTGTTGTTGTGATATTTTGCTTGGATTACTTGACTGCTGACTTTCTTCTGCAATAGCGTAGAAATCATCAAACGCTTGTTTTTCTGCAGCTTTTTGATCCATACCACCTTTAACATAAGCAGCAACTTGATTTCTATAAAATGTAGAACCACCAGCCGCAATAGCAAAACTATCTGCAAATCTTGTAAGAACAAAACCTTTGCTAAGTAATAGGTTTAAAAATGCTTTTGGTTTATTAGAACTTTCTGCTACAGCATCTGCTATTTCAGATTCACTAACATTGATCTTTAATCCATCACGTCTTTCAACTAAGTAAGGTGAATTAAATAATGTCATAAAGTCTTTCCAATATTGCTTTTGATTAGCAAATGCTTTGCCAGCAGCTAAAAGATTATTGTTACCAAAGTTTATAAAGTTTACTGCAGATATAGTTTGTAACACTGCAGATCTTGTGTTTAAGAACATTATAGCACCAACAGAATTATTTAACCAGTTTAGTAATCCATCTACAATTCTTGAATTACCTACAGGTCTATTAGAACCTGACTTCATTCTACGAATAATATCACGCAAAGCTTCTACATATTTAGGACCGTATGCAGCTTCAAGCTTATTCATAACTTTGTCTGAGAATATTATATCAATATTTTCATTAAACTCTTGCATGTATTCTTTTCTGTTAACTTTATTTATTTCGTTAACAATATCCGATGTTATATTACCAGCTAACCAAGTTTGACTAGGTTTAGGATATGGTTTACCTTTTTGTATGTTTATTAATTCATCTACAAAAACATCAAGCTCAGCATTATTATCTATAAAAGCGTTTAATTCTTTTGCGTCTCTTTTAGATAGACCAGGAACTTCCACACCTTGTCTTGTCCACACTGCAACTCTAGCAGCTTGACCAAACGTAAACCCTCCAATACCTGTTTTCTTAGATAATGACTTAGGTAACGTCTTAAGACTGTTTTTAAGTGCTTTAAAATCATTAGCAGCAGTTATCTTAGCTCTAGTTACGGCTTGCTCTGCTCTATTATAAGGATCAATTAAATTATCTTGAAAAAACTGTAACTGCGCATCACCAACTTTTCCTTTACCTATAAACTTATATATTAAACCTACAAAGTCTTCTGCTGATGGTGTTGTAAAGAAAGTAAACTTGCCTTTACCAGCTCCAACTGTTTGTGCTCTTGCTTTAGAAAACTTAGCTTCAGATTTTATACCTGTGCCACTTTCAAGAATATCATTTATAATTTTATCAAAAGTTTTAGTTTTACTAAAAATAGCTTGTTGCACTTTAGATTTGACATCCACCTGATCTAAAACTTCTTTAACCGCTTTAACGTTTTTGATAGCGTCATCTGCAAAATAAAAATCATTATAACCTTCAGCGGCTTTACTTACAATCCAGTTAGCTTTAGCTTGCGGTGATCCGTCTTCTAATCCTGTAATATTACTTAACGGTAAATTTAAACCTATACCATCTAAAAAAGCTTTTATACCTTCGGCGGCAAGTTGTGGTCTAGCTGTTAACACAAATATATTTTGGCTGCCAAATTTACCTTGACGTTTTAAAGCAAGATCTGCTAGTGGTCCTTTTTTACCATCAATAACTTTATTAAATTCATCAAAATTAAATTTAGCGCCTTGCTCTTCTAGTGTTACAGAATTTTTTGCAAACTCTGTAGCGTCTATTTTAAATGTTTTGCCATTAGGCATAGTTACTATAACTTTACTTTTAGTTCTAGCTAATGTGTCATCAAAATCAAACACGCTAATACCTCTTTCAGTTGTATTTAAACTTCTAGCTTTTTTAGCAGCTTTGTCATAATTACTTAAGTTTTGTATTTGGCCAATTGTTGTTTTGCTAAATGAAGACTTATCTCCAAAAGTATTATCATTTAAAGTAACTGCAGTTTTTGCTTCGTTAATTAAAGATTCAGTAGTTGGTTGACCGTTGGCTTTTATTTTAAAAACATTTGCCATTGTTTGACCATCTAAATCTACAACAGAGCTAGGATCAATACCACCATTAAATTGCGCTACTTTATCGTTAAAATATCTTTGCCACCAAAAATTGTCTATTAAATTCCAGCCTTGAGGCATTGTTCTACCTAGTCTAGCTAGTCCAAGTTTAGCATTTTGAGACGCGTCTAAAGCAATAAGCTTATAATTTTTTATTACTAATTTATAAGCTTTATTAAAATTACTTTTACTGGAACCAAAATTATTAATAGCGTTGTCTAGTAGGTATAAATATGCTGCCGTTGCTGGCATAGCATGTTCATATTCGTACAAAGTACCGTTTTTCCCTCTTGGTTTAGGTGAGTAACCCCAAATTTGAGCACCTAATTTGTGCCAGTGACCAGTGTGATTAGCTACTAATTTTAAATAAGAAGCTATAGCTGGAGCTCGTTTTTTGTCTTTTTTAATTCTTTCTGCAATGCGACTCCATAGAGCTTTGTGTATAGCTCCTGTTTTAGTATTAAACTTTTTTGATTTGCTTTTTATTTCTTCAGGCGCGCCTTTAAAAATAGTTCCATAAGAAGATAATGTAAAATCAGTTAAAGTTTTTGTATTACCATTTGCATCCTTGTAGGTAATAGGTTTGCCAAATTTAGTTTTCTTGTCATTAAGCATTTTGTTAAAACCTTTTCTTAATTCAGTAAGTGCATCTGCTTTCTTTTTATCATATCTAGGATTTGGTTTTCCTTTATTAGGTCCTCTTGTTATTGTAGGGGACATGCTTATACCCCAATCAGCACCACTTGTAGTAAATACGTTTGCACCACGCTTACCCATCCACATCTCTTTTGGTCCAAGGACAACAACTTCATTTTTAAAAGTTTTTATTATTTCTTCTCTTCCCTCTGGAGTATTTACTAAAGTTTTAAAGTCTAAAGATTTTTTTAAACCTTTCCCTGTTAAAAGAGTATTTACTTTTAACGTGCCTTTTAATTTTAAATCAAAAATACCGTAAGTCGATCTGCTAAATAAAGCCCCTGATTGTAATCTTTTAGCTCGTGAGGGTTGTGCTGTTTCAAGCATACGATTTCTAATAGCTAAGTTTAATAAACCTCTAATAGTTTGACCTACGCGATCTCTGTATATAGGTTTAATTGGCTTTTCTCTAATAAGATTAATGTAGTCTTTTAAACTACCTGTTAATTTACCATCAGTATATAAAGCATCTTTAACGTTTTTAGGAACAAAAGTACCTTTACCAAAGTCATCTTTTAATTTAGGTAAACGAGCATAATCATCTTTAGCGTTTTTAAGTAAAAATTGTTTTGCTTTAGTTAAACCTTGTGCGTCTTTTTTAGAGTAATTTCTTGTTTTATCTGTAATTGTTTGTGGATTAAGACCTAGCTTTTCTGCGTACACATTTGCTACTTCTTTAGGAACGTTTTTAGTATCTGAAAACTTAACGTCATTGCCTTTAAAATTTTCACTTACAGCTTCATCAATTCTAGTTTCAGTAGCTTTATCAAAACCTGTAGTTTCGCTAGGTTTTTTAACTTTTCTACTAACGACTTCTGGTTGTTTAGTTTCTTCTGCTACAACACCTTTAGCCTCTGTTACATCAGTTTCAAACTCTTGTTTTAATATTCTATTAGCAGCTTCTATCGCTCTAGATCTTAAATATTTGTTTATATAAGCAGCAAGAGGCACATTGGTAGCAGGATCGTACTCACTAATCATATCTAAAACACCACGCCTACCTGTTAATATTTCATCAACAAGTAGTTGTCTATCAAAACCAGGAACATCTTGGTATTTATTAGCTATTTTATTAGCCATACCTTCATATTCTTTTATAATTTCAAAAGTTCCATCAGTTCCTTGATTGTCAAATATATTTTGTACTTTATCTGAGGCTGTTTGTGATAAAGAAACTTCTTTAGAAAGTATAACAGGAGCCTTTAATAAAGCTTTAGCTTTAGAGTCAATGCCTTTTCCTTTTCTCATGTTATAAGAATAGTCTCTTATAAAGTTGTAAATATCTCTACCTGTTTTAAAATCAGCATTTTCAAAACCTTTTTCTTTAAATACATTTAAAAATTTATCTTTTAATCTTAAAAAACTTTCACCTAAATTATCTGACCAATTAATTTCTTTTTTACCTAACGCATCAGAAAAAGCTGTAAACCATTCTTTGTCATAAGTAGATTCGTCATTTTCAATTTTTTTACCGTCTTCGTCTAATAAAATATTACCATCATCATCTCTTTTAAATTTATAATTGTCGTCAATACGTTTTTGTACTACTTTCATTTCAGACGGACTCAATATTTTCTTAAATTTTTCTACTAATTCTTTACCTTTTTCAGGATCGTTAAATAAAGAAGCTGTTATTTTATGTAATAACTCGTGATTAGCTGCCGTTACAGCTTCTACTTCAGCGGCTCTTTGTTTGTTAATATATATTTTGCCATCTTTTTCATGGAACAAAGCATCTGCATCGTAACCATCTGGTATATCTAATTCATCTAATCTAGCTTTCCACTTTTCAGTAGTATCAAATGTTTCTATGTTTTCTTCACCAACAATCTTAGTTACGCTTTCAACATCTTTTTCTACAGCAGCAGCTGCGTCTGTAGAAGCTAAAGCCTCAAGGTTAATTTCTTTTAACTTGTTGTCAATTTCTTGTAATTTATCATTATCAGGACCGTGAAAAGCTGGGTCAGTTTTCTTTTTTCTTAATTCTATATCTTTTTTTTCTTGAAGTAAAAGACTAGATTCTAGCACAAAATCTGTTTCAAGCATCCAAGCGGGTATTGAAGCTGCATTGTTATAAATTGCTTGAGCGTTTTTCATTATTTGATCAGCTTCTTCTTGAGTTGCTAAACCAGATTCTACTAATTTATTTAATTCTATCTCTGCGTCATTGCTATTATTTGCAATATAAATGTAATTATCTACTTGAGCAGCAGAGTTAGGTTTAAAATTAGGCACTTGCATTTGTGAAAGTAAGCCACCGGTAACAAAAGAAAGTATAGATGTTGATTTTATATCATTGTCAGTATAAGTATCTTTAAGAAAATTTATACCTGTCTTCATGTTTAACGTTTTATTTATCCACAAATACTCTCCAGCTTGCTGAGTGTTTTCTTGAACAAATTCTTTAGAACCTTCTTTAACAAAAACTATACCATTGTTAGCTAATTTTGTTGACAAGTTAGATAATCTAAGTTGTAAGTTTTTTGTAAAGGATTTATTTAAAAAAGCATTTGTGCTAGCTTTTTGTGATTCTTTTCTAGCAGCTAAAATAGATGAATTAACTATTCTATTTATTCCTAATTTACCTAGAGTTCCATCTAACCATCCAGTTCTAGTGTTTAATGGGCCAGTTGCAGCATACCAAACCGCCATGTTTTGTGAGGCTGAAGAAGCTAAAGCCTCTGCCTCTGCATTTGTAAAACCAGCTTGTTTTGCTGAATCTAAAGTTTGTTTGTAACCTATAGCTCCCCCGTATGTTGATTGAAATAACATAGCATCTACTACAGATTTTTTAACAGGTATTCTAGTAGGTGCTTTCCCTCCAACAGCAACACTCAGATCACGTATGTTTTTATATTTTTTTATCGAAGTAAAACCATTAGCAGCGGCAAGAGTTTTTAGCTTAACAGCATTTGTTAAGTATCCTACACCTTTTTGTCCTATAACCTGAGACATTACATTTCCAACTACATTTCCTCCTGTAGTTAAAAAACCTCTAGCAGAATAATGATCTTCAATTCTATCAGATTTTTCTATTTCATCATTTAACATTTTTAATTCAAAAGCATCTATAATACCACCCATATTATAGCCTTTAGTTACATTGTATATTTGACCAGTATCAGAATCTTTAGCATAAACTATTTTAATTTTTTCACCGTTTTTATCTAATAAGAAATTACCATCATCGTCTTTAGCGTATTTTTCTATAGTTTTACCTGTTATACTTAAAAAATAAGAATTATCTTTAGCTCTTTCTTCTTCCATTCTTAAGTTTTGAGAAATAGCCAGCGAATCATCAAAGCCCGCTATTTTAAGACCAAAATCAAATAAATCTTCAAAACCTTGGTAAAGACCTTTTCCTGATTCTACAAGCATTTGACCTATGTTTGCAGCAGCAGACATAGCATCTGATCTTTTGTCTAGTTCTTTTGCGTATTTAATTCTAGCTAATTGATATTCTTTATCTTTATCTGCCGCAAGTTTAAACTTAGACTGTTTATATTCTTTCATTAAACTTTGATCGAATAAAGTATAAGAAGCGTCCCCAGGTTTAAAATCTTTAAGAGCTTTTTTTAGATTTTCTTGTGCTGAACCAAATATTTCTACTTTGTTTTCTCCTTTTAAATCTTCTTTAATTAAATCAAGTTTTTTGTTTTGATTTAATCTAGAATCCATTATTCTAGTATAAAAATTTAAATAACCTTCTAAGTCTCTTTCTTTAGCTAAATCACCACCTTGCTGATCGTATTCACCAGAGTCAATAGCATTTAAGAAATCTTCTGCATAACCATTTGATGTTAAAAAACCCTCAAAGTCAACAGTGTTTATTCCAAATTCTTCTAAAACTTTTGTTCCACCGTAATATTGATCTATAAAGCCAGTTTGTTTTTTTGGATTAAAATACAAATATGGCAAAGGTATATCTAAATCATTTTCTTCTATAAAACCATCAACATAGTTTATAAAAGTGTCTTCATTTAAAACTCTTTTTTCTTCTTCTTTAAGAATTTCATTAAATAAATCAACTTTGTTTTCTTCTTTAGAATCTTTGTTTAAACCTAAAGGATCTACTTTTGTTTTAAACCTAGTATCTATTATTGGTTTTATTTTTTCAGATGATTGATTTTGATTATAATAATCTTCGTTGTAATCTAAGGTTTTTTCTAGTGAAAATTCTTTTTGTTTTTTTCCTTCTTCAATCAACAAACTATTTGGCGCTATTTTACCGCTAATTCTATCTAAATATTCTTTAGTAATGTTTTTTTGGTCAACATATCTTTTAGTTCTTTGATTTATAATATCAAAAGTATTACTAACTGTTTTATCGTTACTTAGAATATAATACGGTTGATATATTTCTTGTGACTCCAAAGAACCATTCTCCGATTCTAATTCCGTATCTTTTATCTCGGATGCATTTTCCGGTTTCGTTGCTACAGTTGCATCCACTGGATCCGCAACAACGTCTATCTTTACTTCTTCAACAACTTGTTCAGTTTGAGGATTGTCAATATCCCACTGAGCTAAAAGTTTTTGTTTAGCATTGTAAGATAATGACTCGTCTAATGATTCTATAAATTCTTCTCTAGTCATTTAATTTTATTTTACTGGGTTTTCTTCTGCAAATTTTTGTGCTTTAGCTTTTTTAATTTCAGCCATATCAAATACAGCAGCGTCAGCTTGTACGCTAGGTAATTGATTAGTTGTGAACTGTACTAAATAGTTTTTCATAAAATACTCTTTATATTTTTTCATGAATAAAACTTTTTTATCTTGTGATAATGGTAGGTCAGTTTCGTATGACCAACTAGATCCGTAAGCGTTAGCGTCTTGTACCATTTGATCGTCTTCTTCATCACTAGTGCCTTTGCTTATATACATGTTCCAAGCAGCTACAGCTTCTTGTTCACTATCTAAAATACCAGCAACTTCAGCGTTTATAAATGGAGTTACTTTTCTTTCTATTTTATCCATATCGTATCTAAGTACGTTTCTACCTTTACCACCGCCTATGTCTATTATTTGATAATCAAAATCACCTTGTGGTGTCATCACAATAAACTCTTCACTTATTTTAGCATTAGGCATTAACTCTTCTGTTTCAGCATTTACCATTTCAGGGCTAAATACATTTACTTCAGTTAATAATCTAGACATCATCTTACCTATATTAGGTGTTGATGCAATTAAAAAAGTTCCACTTTCTAATAATATTTGTAAGCTAGAGCTATTTAATATTAATGGCTCATAAAAACCAGGACCAGTAAATGTTAGTTGTTGTGATCCATCGCCTAATAATCTAAGTTCAATATCGTAACCAGATGTTTTAGTAAAACCTGGTCTATCATTTAACATGCAATTTGCTATAGTGTAATCAGCATTGTTATTAGGATCAAAGTTTTCTTCATCAGTAACAGAAAGCTCACCCATAACATTTTCCATAAAATCCATAAATATAGTAGGAGCATTAGTTAGATACTGTAATCTATCCATTTCCATTTGACAACCCTGTTCTTCACATTTGCCATCTTTAATAGCAAGTTCTAATCTAGCGTATTCTTTTTCTGTACCTTCAAAAGCTCGTAATACATTAAAATTAGAGTCAACTGGATTTTGCAAAAAGCTTTTATTATAAGCTATAGCATCACTTTGATTAATTTGCTTAATCAATAAATTCTTTTGTATGTTTTTTATTTTATCCATAATTTAATCAATCATATCACCGTTTTCATCTAATACTAATCCTAAATCTTCAGCGTTCATATCTTCAACACCAACACCACCTGGATCTTGAGTTATTCTATTTAATACAGCGCTTTCAGACATGTTATCTACAGGGTTATTTCCTCCACCACCTAAACCACCAAAAGCACCACTACCAATAGCGCCACCTAAAGCATTTATACCACCCATAATTGCTGAAGTTTCTGATTGTCTAGCAGCAGCGGCAGCTCCTTGAGCTTGTTGTTGTTGCCCGTACAATCTACTTAGTTTAGTATTATCTCTACTTTCTTGAGCTTGGAATTCAAATGCTCTACCTTGCGCCATAGCTTGTTGTTCTCTTGCGCCTTCGCTAATGTTAATACGTTGTATTCTTTGTTTTTCTGCAGCAACTCTTTGTTCTAGTCTTTCTTCACCAGCTGCTCTTTTATCTTCGTTAGCTTTTTCTTGACCTTCTATGCTAGCAGCAACGCCTTTTTTACTTTGTAAAGCAGCTTGTGCTAAAGCAGTTGCTCCACCAGCTCCAGACCCTGTAGCCCTTAATGTATCTAAAGTATTTGCTAAAGATATATCAGCTTGTTCAATTTTCATTTCAGCAGCTTTTGTTGCAACAGATAAATTAGCCATAGGGTTAGACATGGTGCTAGACAAGTCTGTAGCCATACTAGCTAAACTTGTTACTTGATCATAAGGATTTATGACATCTTGTCTATTTGCTTCTAAATGATTTATTTTTTTGTTTAAGGCTCTTGCTCTTTTTCTTTGTCGTCTAGCTTCTCGTTTAGCTCTTCCTGCTCCAAAGATAGCTCCACCTATTTTTACTGCTGCTCCTATCGCTGCTATTGCTGGCATATCTATTTGTTTTAATTAATTATCTTGGTGCAAAAGTACTACTTACAGCAAACAACTCTTTTAATCCGTTAGGATCAGTAGTTGCATCTGTCTTCATTGTGACTGTTGCATAATAAGCTTTTATACCTGTTGTTTGGTTACCAAATACAACCTCACCCGCAATAGGTGTTTGCGTATTATTAGGTATAACTGCCATGTATTTATTTTGTTTTCTATTAAATCCAGCTCGATACTGGACGTTATTATCTACATAAGCGCCTTCATCATAGCTATATATTTTTCTATACTGCGTAGCGCCTGGACCTTCAACAATTGTATCAACATGGTTAATCCAGTTACCGCCACTAGCATCAAACCCAGTTTCATCAGAGACTAAAGCTGTAACTTCCCAACCATTAGTACCTTCGTAGTTTATAGTTTGAAAAGTTTTTATGTTGTTAGGTGCTGGGTTAAATACAAATTGTATTGATGATGGTGTAGTAGTTCCGTAAAAACTATTTCTAGTTTGGTTAGTGTAATGTTGGTATAATTCGTTAATATCTTCGCCTGATCTTAGCTTAGTAGAATAAAACTGACCTTGAGAACTAAACATGTCTTGAGGTTTAAAATCAAAGAAACTAGTCCAGCCTTTTGATCTTTCGTCAAAAGATAAAGTTTTATATACTCCGTAGTCATATCTATTGTTTGGTTGTATGGATAATACATAGTTTTTATTATAATTATCAAAACAACCTAATATTGCTCCTGTGCTTGTAACCGCTGATAACTGATCTCTAAAGAAATCAATCATACCATAGTTTGATATTTCTGTTATCTGTCCACCTGCTAATCTCAAAACAGCTCCACGATGTCTGTCAACAAAGTATTTAGCATATCCATAATCAGCAAATGATTCTGGGTTTGTAGCAATACCCCATTCACCTGATATAGGTGTTATTTGTCCTATTACTAATTTACCTGAAGTTGTTATAGCAGAACCTTCTGCTGTAAATATAGCGTCTTTATCTATAAGAGCATTGTTAACTTTACGCTCTTGGAATACTAGTAAGTTTGTATCTTCTGCAAATAACTTTTGTATACTACCGCTTATTGGATCTACACTTCTAGTTATTTCTTCTGCTACACTAAATTGATTAGTTTGATTAATGCCTGTTCTTGAGTTGAATATACCTGAGTATATAAGAGATGATCCTCTACGTGTTTGATCTGCTTGCTCTTCAACTATATATGCTTTTACACCGTAATCAGTAGATACATTATTATAACCTCCTCTTATTCTAGATTCTTCAACGTACCAGTCTTGTGCAGGTACTGCAACTTGAGGAGCGTCCCAACTAGGATCGCCAATATTAGGTATGTCAGGAACATCTGCTAATCTCTTCACGTAATATGAGTTAAAAAATCCTACTTGTAATGTTAGTGACATATTATATTAATTACTTGTTTTTATTGATTATTACAGTGGTCCAGTGCAATTTCCTGGATATGTAGCGTCCGCAAAGTTTACGTATAGTTGTACAGTAGATCCATCAGAACAACCTTCGCCAGCAACATCTGTTGTTACAACTCTATATTCTCCTAAAATACTAAATGTTTTAGTACTTGTTCCAGGTGAACCAGTACTTGCTGATATTTGTATTGCGCCAATGCTGTTGTTACCAGTGTCTATAGCTTGTGACCATGCAGATCCTGTATTAGCTCTATATTGTATTGTGTAATAAGCTGATACGCTTCCACCACCACTACCACCTGTAGATGTTATAGTTGGTGTTATAGTCATTACACCTTGTGTTAAAGCTCCAGTTGTATAGGTACCACTTCCTGTAGCGTTATTTCTAACGTTATAATTATATGTAGGTGTTGGAAATGAAATTCCACCAACAGTAATAGGCCAAGAAAAAGTTGGAGTTGTTGCAGATGCTAAGAAATAAGTTGCATAACTTTGTCCACATGCCGCGGCTACAGTGCCTTTTCTACCTTCACATATAGCTTTGGGCGTATGTTGTACACCAACAGTAAAGCTTATAACAGCTACAGCTTGATTAAAACCTGTTAAACCATCAGAATCTCTAAGTCTTACGCCTACGTTATAAGTAGTTCCTTCGACTATAGTGCCTGTAACACTTAACAATCCAGTTGAACTCATAGAAAATAACAAACTATTAGCAAAGTAATTTGCGTGAGCAGGGTTTAAATCCCATATAAGTTGCGCTGTTTTATTAGAAGTTGTGTTACTAGAATTAGTACCATTAAATCCAGCAAATTGATTTATAGTAGTGCTAGCTGTCGTTATATTTGTTGGGTTACTAAAACTAGTTATAGTTGGAACAACATTAGTTAAAGTAGCTGTTAAAGTAGACGTGTCTCTTGTTTCCGCTCCTGTACCTGGGTTATAAACAGTTCTAAACGTAAACGTATATATATCTGTTGATGGTGATCCTCCAGAACTTGCTAAAAAAGTAAAATAAGAACTAGTGTTTAATTTGTATATTCCGCCACCTCCACTATAAGTTAAAGTAAATAAGTTTTCTGAAGTTCTATCTGCACCTGTTTGATCAACAACTTGAAGTATTGCTGCGCTTGTTAGTTGCGTGTTTATATTACCGCTTGATCCTGTTACGAAATTAAAAGGAGTTATTTCATTTGCGTTACCTAAGCTTTCAGCAAAGTTAACCGAAGTAACAGTTGTGCCAATTACGTTATTGTCTTGAGCGTTTATTAAGCTATTTAAAGTTTGTATTTTACCTTGTAAAGAAGTTTCCCAGAATATTTCTAATAAAGAATATACTGGTTTAGTTTCTGCTACACTTAAAAAAGGTACCATTGATAAAATCTTAGTTCCAGAACCAGGACTGTTAACACTATGTTGAGTTACTATAGAGCCTACAGGATTTGACAAACCATTAGATGATGTACTTATTTTACCAACAAAAGGATTTAAGTCAGAATTATATAAACTAGCATCTGGTCCACATTGACCCCAAGGAATAGACCCAATACTAACAGGGGTTGTATTGTTTCCAGAAACAAGCGATCCAACTTGACCATAGTCTCCTTCTGGAGCATTTGCAACAAAAGGTATTGCTGCTATTTCCATATCTCTTACTGAGGCTATAGATAATATATTTTGTTTTTTAAGATTAGGATAATACTGCTGATTCCAAGGAACTAAACTAGCGTTTGTACCTATGGTTAACATATTTGGGTTATTAACTCTTATGTATAAAACTTCAGAACTACTATATTCTAAGTCAGTAGGACCTACTTCTTTTAAATCTCTTGGTACTTTGTTAATGTTATCACTAAGTAATGACATGTAAGCAACAGTGTTAACGTCTTCTGCATTTCTAACTGGAGCTCCATTTACAAACCCAGGTAAGTAAACATTATAATATTCTTGCTCTTGCTGTTTAACAACAACTTTGTATGAATACCAACCTAATGGTCTTAAAGCTTCGTTATATATTCCTGGTTCGCCAGTCGCAGTGCTAGCTGTACTGTTTATAGCTTCGTCTATAGTAATATTCAATGCGTCACCAAACCAATCAATAACTGGCTCTGTAGACGCTAAGCTTGAGCTTCTATATGGAGAATAAACTGTTGATCCTGCTAAATTTTCTACACTATCATAAGAAGATAATATAACATCTGATTGCCTACCATATCTATCAGACAATACAAAACCAACCTGATAGGTTCTATTTTGTTTTAAGTTATGATAAGGATATTGAACAGTATCGTGAAAATAATATTTTTTATCTTGTATACTAGCGTTATAAGCTATTGATTTTGGTGGTGTATGTTTGTCAACATAATTACCATACACAACTCTATTACCTATTAATTCTTGAGCTAAAGCTTTAATTGGCACTTTATCATACACTCTAGTAGTTTGACCTTGTGGTAATGTTTTATATGGTTTGTTTGAAGTATAATCATAACTTAAATAACTTGTAGAGCTAACGCCATGTACTGGGTCAGACCAAGCTATTGTAGAAAAATTACCTGATATGCTGGAAAGTGGTACAGTATCTAAAACCTTTACAGCTAAAGCATCTGATTCTTTATATAAAATATCAACATCCGTGACTAACAATTTAGTTTGCATAAGCGCAGAACTAGTTTGTGGCATAGGAACTTTTACTAATATATTGTTTATAGAGTTTTCAAACCAAGTCAATATAGTAGACTTGTAAGCATTGTCCATGTCTTTTTCTACATAATTTTCTCCTTTACCAAAAGCGCTTTCCTGTTTTGGAATAAACATTGGTTGAGAAAATGGAGCCATTAAAGAATACTCATTATCTTCAAATTTAAACCTATAGCTAAATCTTACAAACTTATCTTCTAAAAAAGCATCATCACCTTTCCAATTACCATCGTAAAACTGATTAACACCTATAGTTATAGAATTTGTTGCTACCCAAGAATATGGAGCGGCAGATACATCTTTAGAAAACTTTAATGTTATTTGGTTATAAGCCAAAGGATAGTCGCTATCACCTGAAGCAGGGGCAGGCGCATAATTAGCAACAACAGATGTTATAGTTATATTACTAGCGGCGGTAGCGTTAGGACCTGTTACTATCATACCAACTTCTGGTAACACTTGATCAAAGCCAGTGTTAAAAAGATAAGTGGCAGTTAATCCACTGCCAGCCACAGAAGTAATTGAAGATGTAGCACCATTAGAATTTTGCTCTTGCGCTTTGTTAGTCATTGTTGGTCTTTCAAATACAATTTTTAAATTTGAAGTAGTGGCTGTTATTGCTTTGTTTAATGTAACTTGAGTAGAGCTATTTATAGCTACAACAAATCTTTTTTCAGTGATTTCAGTAGGAATAGTAATTGTTTCAAACTCACTTACTATATCACCTATTTTTACATTACTAGTATTTCCACTTATATTAACAATAACGCTATTAGAAACTGTACCGTTTATAGCGGTGTTATATCTGTCTAAAACAATAACAGGTTCGCATGGCGCATATTTAGCTACTGATATTTGATCTTCATTAGTATAATGACCAGTGTTTTGAGCTAATTGTACGTTTATTTTTCTAGGTTGATTATTATTGTCTGTCCAAAACAATAAATCTTCTACCATGTTAATACCTGTAACAGGAAATGATTTATTAAAATTTAAAAACCAACCTTCTACTAATATTACAGGTGTGTAAGGAGCGTTTAAACTTATTTGTGTTATACCACAGTTATTAGAGTTTGTAGCTCTAGCGCCTGATGGACTATCAAAGTCAGTCCAAAGAAAATAAGCTATGTTATTTGTTTCATCTATAAAATGACCTATAACAACAGATTCGTTACCATCAATATCTCTTATAACAGTATTACCTAATACATTTTCAAACTCACCGACAGTTGATCCTTCTGATCTACTAATCATTAAGTTTATAGCTTCTCTATACTCACCGTTTGGCAGTAATCGAGAGTCAAGATCTTGATTCATTTTACCTTTTAAAAAGGTATTTTTAATTTCTGCCATGTATTATGATTTAATCCATTTAGATTTATTTCTCATCACTTGCACTATTTCATCTAATTTAATATTAGACAATCTTATTTTAGTGTTTCTAAGTTTAGCGTATCTTTCTTGTTTGTATCTTTGTACTATATATTCTTGTGTGTTTGCTCTAGTTGAAAGTATCGCATGGTTCAAATGAGCGTACATTGCGTCTTCTGCCATCTTTGGCACTTTACTATCTAAATTATAAGCTAAGCCGTCAGATATGTATTCTAACATTATTATTTTACCTGCTAGATCGCTAGAAAAATTAAATGTACCTCTCGCTTCATCTATGTTAAACCAACCGTTTACTTGCATGTTAACTGGATCACCTCCATATCTTTGGCCATACCATCCGCCAAATCCCCAAGAACTTTCTCCCCACCAGTCATTCATAAAGACAAGTGGATTACTAGAATCAGTAGGACTTAAACCTGTTATCAAATTAGGGTTTGCTTTTTCCCATCTTTCGTTTGTTATAGATGTACCGTCTATATTTTCAGCAAAATTATCCTGTACTATATTTCCAAGATTATCTTGTATTGGAGCATTAGAAGGGCTGCTAGTTAGTTGAGTTGGGTATATAGTATGTTTAACGCCAAGTCCATCTATCCAAGATAGTTTAACATAATTAACGTAATCTTGAGGTATAACTACTGATAAGCTAGAAGACACGCTTAGTTCTTGAGCTTTTATGCTTTTTAACGTATCATAACTAAATTCTTGTAAACCACGTTTAGCGTGAAATATAACATCGCTTCTTCTTACGTTTGGTATAAGTTTATCTTGACCAACATAAGCAACTATAAAGTTGTTTATAATATCTTTTAATTTTATATATTCATAACCACCGTAGTTATTTTGTACGGCCGTTTCTTTTAATTGTACTTTTACATAAGTACCTATGTTTTGACCATTACCTAAAGTTATTTTACTACCGGTAGAGTTATTAACTAAAGTATATGTAGTTATATATTCGGTCCAGTTGTTTATACCATTTGGGCTAGTATATATTCTAAAATTATTTAAACCAAATTCTGGGTCTGCTGGTGCAAAGCTAGTTGCGCTACCTAAAACCAATTGAGTATTAAAGGTAAACGTATAAACAGTGGTTGCAGCAACTGAAGTATATATGATCTGCGCGCCCGCGTAATATTGTAAGTTTGTTTCTTGGATTAATCCACCATCAGGTCTTGCCATGTTTTACATTTTTGAATTTTGTTCTTCTTGTGCTATCTCTTGCGCTGCTACTTGTATAATAGTAGGATCGTTTATTATAACTCCAGCATATGCTAATATTCTAGTTACAACATTTGTTTGTTCAGTAACGCTTAACTCAAAGTTAACAGATCCAGCAGAGTTGTATAAAAACTGACCAAGAGCACCTACGCTATAACCCCAGTTTATATCTGCAGGTTTTTTAAGATAAGATATAGTAACCCCTGCTTGTATTGTTGTAGGATACAAGTATAATAAATCTTGCTCGTATAAATAAACAGGAAAATCAGTTGTTGGTTTTGTAAGTGGAGATAATAGAAGTTGTGTTATCTCGTTTCTTTGTGAATATTGTGTTAATTCTTCACCATTATAATAAACGCTACCAAGTCTATATATATCGTTAGGTGTTAAAGTAAAGTGAGGTCCTACGTAAGCTGTAGCACCTGTTCTTTGAAAAAATTGTAATTTTTGTTCAATATTTTTTACGCGATTAGCGTATTCAGTATCATTTTGTGGCATACGATACTGTTGGTTTAAATCATCTTCATACTTTTCAAATATATTTAATTGCACTTGAGTTCCAACCTTGTTGAACTCATCAGGTGTCATATATCCTCTTTGTTGTTGATTAAGTATTAATAAGACTGTTTTATATACAGCGTCTACGTTTATTGCCATTCTAGTGTATTTATTATAATATATGGGCCCGATTGAACGAGCCCTATATATTAGTATTACAGGTTAAGAGATTTTTTTCTCTATAGTTTTGTAAACTTCTACTCCTTCATCTGTTTTAAACCATGCAGCTAATGCTGAGTAAGGGTTTTCATCAAATGGTATTGTAAATAATTTACGTTTGTTTGAACCATAAACAAAGGTTCTTTGATCTTGAGATAAACTTATAATACCTGCTTCAGTTGCTTTAATACCAAAGTTTCTTAGCATTACATTTTCGTCTTTAGCTAAATCAATAAACAATTTAGCATTTCTTTTAGCAAATAATAATAAATCTCTTTTTATTTCTTTAGACGATAAATCAGAAACGCTTGATCCTATTTCAACTCTTAGGATTGCTTCCCCTTGTTCTACGTCCATATCTCTTGCAGCGTTTAATGCCATGATCTCTAGTTGCAAATCAACCAATTCATCTTGAGCAATAGCCTGAGGTTTTAATTCTGCGTATCTACCATTTAAATCTGGATGATACAATGATAAAAGCTTTTGTAAAGCTTGTTGTTCTTTAGGTACAAATAAAGACCCGTCTTTGAACATAATATGCTTTAATGTAACTTCTCCTTTTTGTTCATCTACAAATGGCGAGTTTTGATTAGTAGCATATCTTAACGCTCTTTGCGTGTTTGATTGTGGATCAAAATATAACAACGGATATTTTTCCGTGTGTCTTGATTTTAACGTGTATGTTAAAGGTTCTTTATCTCCTGTTAAAAAATAGTTTCTATCTTTTATTTCCCAAGTGCTTTTAGCCTTAGGTTCTTTTTCTTTTGTTTTTGACATGATATAATATAATTAAATAGTTAAAAAAATATAAGAGTAATAATTACCCCCGTAGTTTTTACGAGGGTAAATATTACAATAAATATTAAGCTGTAAATAATACGAAATTATTTCTAGCTTGTACACATAAACATCTTTCAGATAAGAAGTTTACTTCCATAGCATCTAACGTAGAAGTTTGAGCACCGCCAACAGAACCTGTTAACCATGATTTCATTCTTCTGTCATCTGCTTGAGAAGCTCTATATCTTACGTGTAAGAAAGGACGTCTGATGTTTGTTCCAAGTAACTGATCGTATACTGTAGAAGTTCCAGCAGGAACTAATACACCATCAATGTTGTCACCGTTAACAAAGTTAGCAGAACCACCTCTTGTTGACGCATCGTTTAAATATTTCCATGAAGTCTTATAGAAATCATAAGAACCTCTTCTGAATCCAGAAAAACCTAAGTTAAGCGCCATATCTTCAGAGTTTTCAAATACACCGTAAGATGTACCTCCAGCTCCGTAAGAGTTTTGTTGTGCTAACATGTTATCAAATAATAACTCAGTTTTTCTGTCTAAGAAAAGCATGTTTTCTTCAATAGCTCCTTGAGAATCTAAATTCTCTAGTACAGAATCAAAATCCTGTAATGATCCAGCGTAACCAGAAAGTACATTACCACCATTATTAATAGCAGCAAATAAACCTTCAGTACCTATTGATCCAGCTCCACCATTTGGAAGACCTGCAAATGAAGGTACAGCAGCGATTATATTAGGAACTTGACCAGCAGAAGCTAATTCACCTTCAATCATACTCATCTCTAAGTAATCTTCAAAACGTAATCTAGTTTCACCTTCAGCTTTTAAATACCATAAGTATCCAGAAGTTCCGTCTTCAGAAGCTACTTCAACCCAACCGATTTGAGCAGTATCAGATCCACTTACAGCGTATCTGTCTCTGATGATAATTGGTTTGTTACTAAAAGTAGTTAACTGAGGTTGAATAGACTGACCTGATGTAGTTCCTAATGTAGAACCTTTTGCAAATTCAGAACCATATACAAACATTTTCAAACCAGTTAAATTAGCACCACCAGCATTAACCGATGTTCTAGTGTAAGGTTCAACTACTACAACTCCAGTTGCAGCGTTAGAGCTTACAACTATAGCTTTTACTGTAAACGCAGGATTAGCAGGATCCATTATTACTACTGTCATGTTAGCAAAAATAGTGTTAAAAACACTTCCTGCAACTAAAGGAATAGTTAAAGTATTATCTGTACCACCATTACCACAAGTTACGTTTTCGTAAGATATATGTAATCTGTTTTGTTCAGACCAAATCACTTGATCAGACATCATTGGCATTTCAGCGCCAACCATTCTTAAGAAGCCACTTAACGTTCTGTTTCCATAACGCTCTACCTCTGCTTCATAAATTTCCGGTAGATATTGTTGTGCGAAGTCATTCCCGCCACCACTATTAAAGTTTAAGTAATTGCTTACTAAAGCTTGAGGTTGTAGTGAAGGTACTAAACTTCCAAATTGAGGACTTAATACACCCATTTTTTTTTAGTTTTAATTGTTAAATTTACTTGTTTTAATTTTCAACTTAGAACTATCTACTCCGTTTATAGCACGTACTTTAAAACCACCTAATGATATGTCTTCACCTGCACTTTGACGCGGAGCATCTAGTGTAGGATTTTTAGAACTTTGCATTACGTTTTTAATCCCATCGGTTTTACCTTGTTCATAAAAATGTTTTACAATACGATCTACATTCTGAGCAGCGTACATAGCCTTATGATAACCCTTCGTATCTTTAACATTACCTTCATTGTCTAAGAACTTCTCGACGAAGTTGTTAATGTTTGATTGATTTTCTGCAACTGAATTAGGATCTTTAACGCCATATCTAAATTTCTTTTCTCCAACTTCGAAATCAAAACCTTTGAAATCATCAGAGAATAAACTTTTAGTATCGTTAACAAATCTTTCGTGTTGCTGTGTAGCTAACTCTTGATCTTTGTTGTATCTATTGAAAAAGTCTACAGCTTTTTGTTGATCTTGGTTTTGCGATGGTCTTAACTTAATCTCATCGTAGTATTTAACCTTTAAATCTTCTAAATGCTTTTTAGCTTTTGCAATTTCTTCTTTTTTTGCGAGTTTCTTTCTGCGGATATCTCGCTCCTCATCTAAATCAGTGTCAAACGAAAAATTTTCTTCCATTACAAACGCAAGATCATCATCCGAAAGATGTGGTTTAGTATTTTTATAATATTCTTTTAATAAAGTATTTTCATCAACGTTTGAATAATCAGCGTTGAGTCTTGTGTAATCCTCTATTGTGCCACCAGTTTCTTTCATAAACTCTACGAGTTTTTCTATATTATCTGGTAGTTCAACCTTTGTTGGTTTAACTATTTCTTCTTGTTTTGGTAGTGGCTTTTCTCCCATCTCTTGAATTTCTTCAATAATCGGGCTGGACTCTTCAACTGGTTTGTCTCCTCCAACGTCCACGCTTTTGCCATCTCCGGTTTGTTCGCCCACATCCACCTTCTCTGTTTCTCCGATTTGAATGGCATCTGTTTCTTCTTTTTTCTGTGTTAAATCTACTTTAATAGGTTCTTCAGCTTTTACGTTTGGATCTTTTGTAAGATCTACTTTAACTGGTTCTTCTTTTTTTTCAGTAAACTTTTTAACTTTTGTTTTTGACTTTATTTTAAAGTCACCCTCCTGTTTAACAGGTTCAGTTGTTTTTGTTTCTTCTGACATAATATAATATAATTAAATAATTAATAATTAGACACTTGGCGTCATAGATGCCATGTCTGGTTGTTCAAAGTTTTTAGGCAAAGAATCATTTTGTCTTTGACTGATTAATTCGCTTTGTTGTGTAGCTTCCATTTTACTACGTTTGTCTTTACGATCTTCGATCATATTTTCTTTTTTCTCCATAGCTTGGACATCCATACCTTTCAAGGCCATATCATATTGATGTTGGATCTCCATTTTTTGTTGTTCTATTTGAGCAGCAATTTGCATACGTTGTATTTCCATTTGATTAACAGCTTGCTCATACTGTACTTTAGAACCTGATATAGCTTCTTGTTTTTGTACTTCTGACAATGCTACTTTTTCAGCTGAATCAGCTTGAGCCGCTGCTTGAGCTTGTATGTTGGCTTGTTGGTTAGCTTGTTCTCTAGCTTCTTTCTTTTTACGTCTTTGTTTTAAAACATCATTAGCTAGTTTTAAATTTTTAATTTGACGTATATCAATAGCATCTTCAAGGTTTATACCACCTTGCTGTAAAGCCATTTGTATGTTTTGCTCTAGTTGTGCTTTTTCTTCTTCTTCAGGTTCTAATGATAAGTAAATACCAAAATCATGTATGTTTAAGTTTTGTATTTCCTGTAACGTACCTACGTTGTAAGTAGATATAGAACTTTTTAAAGAGTTTAAAGTTAAAGGATAACTTAATGAATCAGCTACTTTTAAAGAAATGTTTTCACATGTTCTAAGTGTTAACCATAAGCTAGAGTTTAATATATGTCTTGTAGCAGTGTTAGATGCATTAGCAGCTAGTTTCTGTAAACCTACTAAACTATTCTTATCTGTATCACTACCATCTCTAGCTTCATTAAGTCCGGTCACGTCACGTATCATTTGTAAATAATACTGATAAGTTTGTATTAAACTTTGTATTTTACCTTGACCACTAGAACTAGTTAATTCTTGAATAGGTACTTTACCTTGGTTAAGTGAACCTTCTTGAGTTAATGATCTACCAACAATACTACCAGTTTGGAAATACATATTTAATGCTTCTGCTGGATTATAGTTTGTACCATTACCTAAATCAACCTCTGCTAAACCATCCATATCTAAGAATACACCATCTGGTACTATTCTGGACATAACTTGTTGTAGCTTTAAATGTGTTAATTGAATCATATCAGCAAAACCAGTAGTTTTACTAACAATAGATTCAATTCTTCCTTGATACATCCTTGGCGCTACAATAGCGTAACTCATTTCTACTTTTGTAGTGTCAGCAAAAGGTCTTGTCATATTTTCGGCAAGTTCCCATCTTAGTAGCTCATTGTTACCAATTACTTTAGCTCCTTTGTATAATACTTCTATTTTTCTAGATACTTTAGAAAACGTATCAGACTTTGGTGGATTAAAGTTATCATCTTTTACTAATGACTTTTCTAAACCTTGATCTGTTTCTTTTATTTTAAATACTTGACTATTATATGTTTTATATTCAAAATATAAAACCTGTATAGTGTTAGGATCGTAAGTAGACCAACCATATAAAGTATCTCTGTTACCTGTTTGTTTAGATATTTTATCTAATTCACTTTCTGTAAGATCAGGAAACTCTTTAGCTATTTCACCAATAGTAAGTGACTTAACTTCTCCTACATAATATATGTCTTCAAAGTTTGGATCTTCTGTATAAGAAAATATTAATCTAGCAGGATCAACATAGTCAATAGTAATACCATTAGCTTTGTTCCAGTTTGTTTTAACCGCACCAATACCTAATGTTACCAAATCATAATTAAATCTTTTCTTTATATTAATAAATTTATTCTTAGCTAATATATTATCTATAACTTCTTCTTCAGCTATTTCTACAGCGTGCTTATACGTTAGTTGCATATGCATATCTAACTCTTCTTCATTTTCTGGTAAACCTGCAGGGTTAGGACTTTGATATAAATCTAAACCTAGTTTTGTTTTTAATTCTTCTAAATAAGGTTTAGCTAACATGTCTTCATATATAGCTGTAGCGTAGTCTGTTCTTTTCTTTAATGATATAGGATCTTGAGCACTAGCTTTTATTTCAAAAACTTTATTTGTCATACCGTTAACTACGATATCAACAAACTTAGATAATACAGGTACTGGCTTCCAGTCTAAATTAAGATAAGACATGTCGCCATTAATAGCTAACTCGTCTTTGTATTTTTGCACAGGTTGTTCACCTCTTGCGTATAATCTTAAACTATGAAATCTATTATATGATGTAGCAAATCTAGTTCCATTACCACCTTGTCTCCACCATTCACCTTCAATAGCTTGAGCAACTTGCTCTCCATATTTCAACGAGTTTTTTACTTCGTCCGGCACAACTTGGCTAGGAAAAGAACTGTTTGGATTTGTGTATATATTCATTTACTTAATTATTTTTGATAATGTACCTTTGTTGTTATATCTTTTTATCCCAAGGTCTATAGTTTTTCTTATGGTTCTATTAACTGGAGCATATCTATTTTTATTACAAGCCATAATAGCAAGTCCAGAACTTATAGATGCATCGTATTTTGTTCTTCTTGTTATGTCAAAATTAGCCCAGTCTTCAAGTGTTCTTTGAAAATACATATCCCCATAACTATCACCATCAAATCCTACAGCATTTTCTATATATGTTTCGATAGCAGCAGCGTGCGCTTGTATTATATCTTGACTAGAGTTAGGTATTCCACCAATCTCTCTTTCTGTTAATGATAGTTTAGCATAGACTTTGTCTGGTCTATTCATACTAAAACCTCTGTAACCTCTTCTTCTAAAATGATATAATAATCTAGGTTTGTTATTCTCTGCAAGTATTGGCATACCGTAAAAAACGCAAGCCATTAATACATCTTCAAAAAACAACTCAGCGGTTTGTGGGCGAGCGATATACTCTAAGAAAAAATGATCAACAGGAGCATCTTCCATGCTAAACTTAGTTAAACCACTTAAAGCTCCTTTAGAGCCTCTTCCATCTACTGTACCTGATATATCATAACTATCACAACCAAAAGCACCCATATGCTCATTGCCTGGATATTTAATACCATTTTTAATTATAAATCTGTTTTGTAAATTTGTTGGTGGCACCCATGTTATAAGAAATCTACCGTTTTTGTTAGGTGAAAAAACCACTCTAGTATCAATAATACCATTTTCCCATTGGAAACTTCCAGCAGTTACAACAGCGGCAGATGACGCTTCTTCGTTGTAATCTATTTGCTGATATATTTTTGTTAAGTTAAATAAAGACATTTTAGACTCGTCTCTAAATGCGTGTTTAGTTGTACGAGGAAATTGTCTATAAAATTCGTTTAAACCATCTTGGTCTTCTTTAAGACCTTCTACCTCATTTTCCCAATATTCAATGACTCCAATTTTGATTGGTATTCCATGAGGTCCATACACTTTTTCTGATGGGGTTTCGAAGACAGGGTAGCCATAAGAATCAATGTATCCTTCGTAATTCCACTCCATAGGAATGAACAAAGAATAGAGTCCTGAACGTGTTTGTCCATTTGCGTTTCTTTTTGTAACATCTGAGTCATCATATAATTTTTTAAAGTTTCTACCACCTTTATCTAAAGCGTTTGATGTTGATCCCATCATACACTTACCAATAACTCTAGAACCTAGTCTTAATGTTGTTTTAGTAACACGCCAATTGTTTTGTATGTCATTAGGTTTTTCCCATTTACCACTTTCATCATGTACTAATAATCTTAGTTTTTCACCATCATAAGCATTGTCACCAGTGTTTTTCCAATCAATAGTTGTATCAAGTCCTGTTATGTCTTCTTGTTTGTCTGTAGAAACTATAGACCTTCTTGTAAACTTAGAAGCTGGCACACGATACGCTAGTTCTGTTTTCGGTCGATCCATACCATCTTGTATTGGTTTGAAAAAGAAAGGATAGTTAACCGATATTGGTACTACCTTATCTGTAAACATTTTTTTAGCATCAGCACCTGACTTTGATAATATACCAAAACGCGCGTCAGTTGATATTGTAGCCATGTTAACAGTTTCACCAGATGCCATAAATGAAAATCCAGATCGTCTGTTTTTTAGATAACACATACCATAGCTTCTGTTATCTGCTCTGCAGGCTTCCCAAAATATAAAAAATAATCTGTTTGATTCTCTAAAGTCTGGTTGGCCAACATCAATTTTTGACCATTGTAAATACATGTAGTGAGTGCCAGTTATAAATATAGGTTTATCTTTGTTTATATACCAAAAACCTTCTTCACGTCTTTTAAACTCAAGATCAATATAGTCATACCATTGTTCTTTAAAATCTTCAGGGTATTCTCTCCAATCAAATACTGTTTTTATTTTACTTAATACTTTAGGATAATCAAACCTAGTCCATTTGTTCTTTTCAAACTTATGAACATTGTTTTGTTTAGGTAAAGCTATTTTAAGATTTTGTATTTCATAAATCTCTCCAATTTGTCCAGTCTTAGATATAACAACCATATCATAATCATCATTATATCCATACTCCCATTTATTATACCTATTCATTCTTTTAAGAATTTTAGGTTTAATATAATCAGGTAATACCTTATATAAAGTTTGCTTGTACATTATTTAGACCTCCCTTCAGCAAAACCACGAAATGTAGTTTCTTTTTTGACTTCCTTAGGTTTTTCTTCTAACATACTTTGTTCTTCGTTAATACGGTTAAGTATTTCAAAAGCATCAAATATAGCTAGCTTTTTAGTAGCGGCAGCATTTTTAAGTCTGTCAGCTGATATATCATCGTCTGAATCTACAATAGCTTCTTTAGCAACTTTAATAAGTTCCTCAACCGCTACGTGCCCAGCTTGGATTATATTCTTTTTCGTTTCCTTGGTATTCATACTCTATAATAATATCATTTGATTTCATACAATAAAGACGCTGATCGCCTACAATAAATTCCCATTCTCTGTTAGCTCTAAAACCTACAAGATCTCCCTCGTTAATTCCTAGCGCTTCTAATGAACTATTACCTATTTTTAGTATACCAATATGTTTTTGTTCAATATCAAGCGTTAAATTGTCAATGTTTTTTATAGGTTTTATAAAACACCTTTGACCAATTGCTAACCATTTATTATCTTTTTTATATAGATAAATTTGATCTGGTTTACAAAAATATAAATCTTCTTTGAAATATTGACCACTGTTTCTTTGTTCGCCACGAACATCATACCATCTTCTAAATATATTATGGTGCACCATTATTTCATCTCCAACTTTTAAAATAGTTTTAAACGCTAATGGCACAGAAACTACAATTGCTTCTTTGCTAACCAGTTTGTGATCTTCAATGTTAGTATTTAATACTAAAGTTTTATCACCAACTTTTTTCTCGTTATTATATCTTTTGTTTTTAGGAGATATAATAAAGTCATATACACTGTTCATTAATACTCTAAATCGTATTCAACAGAGATAGCCATGTTAGAATTAAATTTCTTCCACGGCATTACCTCGTCGTTTTTTTTAATGTATATATTATAAGAATTATCAGATTCGTCTAAAGTTATGTTATTAATTGTATGACCACCATAAACTGATTGTCCTACAGAATAATGCATAGCTTCGTTTTTATAGTCCGCGCCTATACTTATCTTTCTTATAATAGAGTTCATTTTACTTTACTTCTTCAGCTTCTACTTCAGGTACAATTTCCTCGTAAGATCCGTCTTGTAAGTTAATATTAACTTGCCCGTACTTTTCTTCTAATTCTTTTTTAGTTTCGTTTAAAGCATCATTAAACTCTTTTAACGCTGTAGAAATTTCAAATTTCTTAGCTTCTAATGCTCCTAAGTCATAAACAACTGTTTGAATTTTTTGTTGTTGTTCTTTAATTGTTTCTAACTCTTTGTCTGTAATTTTTGAATCTTTACTCATTTGATTTAATTTAAATTGTTATTATTTGTTTTACTTATTATTATTATTACTTATAGTTTTAAATTTTTCCGCTCCTCGCGAACCAAAGTACGCTACGTAAACTGTTGTAGTTAAAGTTTTTAATAAACTTATCCACTCTTGCTCTACTGTAAAAGATATACTTTCATGACTATCAACCCATATAAAAGCAATAGTCATTACAGATAAAAATATCAAAGACAAAGGGCGTGTATTTTTACTAAGCCATGAATCGCTTTTCATATCGCTTTCCCAGCGCTTTGATACTTCTTGCATTTCAATCATATCTTGTTCTAATAATTTTAATGCTTTTTCTTTATCCTCTGCAGGTAACACAGGGTCTTTGTGTATTAAGTTTTTTACTAAACCTAACACGCCATTGTTTGGTAATACTTCACCAACAGTGCCTAATATACCTGGCGCAGTTTTAGATAAAAACTGACCTACTTTAGTTTCATGAAATTTCTTTTTGCTCATAATGCTTCGTAAGGATCTGTTTTACTGTAAGCTTCTTTTTCCCATGGCAGGTTAGGACTACCCTCTTTCATTTTAGAGCGAGGGTAAGTTTTACCTTTCCAATATACGTTGTCATCATCATAATCTAAATCACCACGCTTAATTTGGTCTATATGTATTTCTTCATGTTCTATAACACTTTTTTCTGCCTTATCGTTTAAGTTAGGCGCTACTAATATAGTACCGTTTTTGTTGCCTTTACCTAAAACACCGTGTTCTAGATCTCTTACGTAAATAGGAGAACTGCTTAGCTCAAATGGTGGTTTAAGTTTAAATGCCATTTATTATTTTTTACACTTATATCTTGACATACCTGCTTTATCATCTACAGCGTTGTATTTCATAAGATCTTTTTTCTCTTGTTTAGCTGATTCTCTAGACATACCACCTATATATCCTGTTTTACCAGATTTGTCTCCATAAGAAACGTTGTCTATTGGTGAAGATGCTATTGCTTTTTTAAAAGCTGGATTAGCATCGCTAGCCATTATTTTCTTTTTTCCTTCAGCTGTAAGCTCTGCTGGAGATCCTTTATGATCTGCGATATCATTCTCTAAATAATGCATTCTAGCTTTGCTAGATAGTTTTTTGTTATAAGCTTCTTTAGCGTCGTATCTTTCAGCAGATCTCATACCGCTACCGTGTTTGTGTATTGGGTGCATAATTGTTTTTTTTAAATGTTATATAAATGCTGTTAATTTTCCTGCTGTAGTACGCGTGTTTGGTTGACCACCAGCAGCAGCAGCACCAACTAATACTTTTTGTACAACAACTGGTAATACTTCACCAACTGGTACATCTTCAATAAATACTAAATCTCCATTAATAGTTTCTACGTATAAATTACCTGCAGTTCCAACATATATTTGGGCTCCTGGAGAAGATATGTCATTTGCATCGTATATTTTATAAGCTGATACAGCTGTACCTCCAGCAAATGGAAATATATCTGCAGAAAGTAATAATGTAGTATTGTTTACAACTTCAACTATAGTAGCTACTAAAGGTGAATTAGTGCTAGAAGCAATTGTAGCAAACATGTTATAAACTACCATACCTCTTGAAACACCTTCGTTAAGAATTGATCCATCAGCGTTATAAGTAGTTATAAAATTAGCATTAGCATCAATTAATTGATTAGGAGTACCATCTGGCGTTGTAGCTGTAGAAGCTGAACTAACTCTTACGCTAGGTCCCGGAATATTTATAGTGTCACTAGGAGCTACCGGTATTGCGCTAGTATATGAGCTTGTATTTATTATCATGATTTATTTTTTTCTAGAGACACCTAATTGGTCTTTTGTTTTCTTTAATTTTTTTACTTTTCTTTTTTCTCTTTTCCCCGCAGGTTTGTCTGCAGTTCTTACCATTTCTCCTTGTAAATCGTCAGGATCACCAAGATACACATTTTTTACACTGCTTCTTTTATTTTGCATTTTAATAATCTGCTTAGCTGTCTTGTCAGCTTTTTTAGTTTTTCTTGCTTTTCCATCATCTTCTCCAAGACCAAAATATGCAGCTTTTTGTCCTATAACCTGAGACATTACATTTCCAACTACATTTCCTCCTGTCTCTTTTCTAGACATACCATTTTTCTTTGGCTTATAATCTTTTGCTTCATAATCTCTACCTCCTTGACCTTCTGGATTAATAGCATATTTCGGTAAGTTTTCATAGTCTTTTCCACCTTGACCTTCATAGCTTATTTCTTTAGCTTTTTCTGGTGATGCTGATTTTTCGTTTTTAATGTCTTCTTCACTTAAAGATATTGAAAAACCCTTACCTTTTCTTGAAAGTCCTTTGTATTTTTGTGTATATGCCATAATTATCCTTTTGCTACTTGAGTTATTGGTTGGCAACATGCTTCCATAGGAACTGCTGCTAGTTTTAGTTTCATACCTCTAGAACCATTACTTGATCCTTTACCATGAGGTCTTCCAGCTTGATCTAGTGGTCCGTCCCATATACGAGTTTCACCTACTATACCTACTGAGTTTTTCTTTGACGCGTGCGTGTGTGATTTATCTTCAATCATAGTTTATTTTTTTAATATATTTCTTCTTCTCCCATGCTTCTATCAAAAGATCCTGGCATAGGTGCTCCAAACATTCCGCCAGCTGCTTTCTGTGCTCCTGGCGTAAAAGGTGAAGCTATTGTTGGTGTGTTACTTAATAGTTCTGGCTCTTCTTCTGTTGATCCATCAAATGCTTGAGGAACAACACCTAGTTGAGGTTCTGGTTGTATCTCTATAGGTTGTTCTACTTGAGTAGGTCCTGCGTTTTCTTTTGCTTGCATAGCTTGCACTTGGTTTTCTAACTTAGAAACTCTAGCTTTTATTTTACGTCTAGATTTTTTAGATCTTCTAGAACCCATTATAGCACCAGCAGCGCCTAAAGCTCCTAAAAAGTTTATTGGACTATTACTCATCTTTCTTTATCTTTGTTTACATTATAAATAGCTCTTGTCAGTACTTTGTCTGTGTAGCTATCTCCTTTAATTAATTTATTTCTTCTTTCACTAGAAGGTATATCATCTTCACCTAACATGATTCGATACATTCTACTTATAAGTTGTTTGCACTTGAATGAAACTTTATAGATATTATACTTTTGAGTTGTTCTGTTTCTGCGTCTCCACACTACAATCCACTCTTCTTTAAGTAATCTGTTCCAGCGCCTGTTATCCCAACTATAAGAATATGTACCTATTTCAAAATCATGCTTAGTAAAAAGATCCATACAATCAAAATAAATTAGTAGCTCAAGATCTGCGTCATTTAAGCCGTTGTTTTTACAAGCCCATTTACGTATTATACGATAATGTTTAAGCAAACTAAGATCTTTTAAATCTCTTGCTGTTAGCTTTTTCATAAAACAACGACAACGTTTTCTTGTCGAATAACGTGATAAGGTTCTTTATTTATTTCTATTCTATGTGATGATGCTTTATCAAAATAAATTATATCTTTATTTTTTACTGCGTTAACTCCGTCACCTACTTTAATAACTTCAGCTTTTTGGAATCTAACATCTTCTCTTTGTTTTTCTGTAAGAAGTAAACCACCCTTTGTAGACTGGTTTGACTCTTCTATCTTTTTTATTATTAAATTATTTCCTATCGCCCTCATGTATTCTTATATTGTTAATTATACAATCAGTTGATAAAATAGTAGTTGCTACTGAAGCCGCGTTTAAAAGAGCGCTTTTTGTAACTAACAATGGATCGATGATACCATTATCAATCATATTTACCATATTTCCCGTAACCACATCTAATCCTTCTCCTTGAACTTTAGGCGCTTTGTAGTCTAATATACCAGCGTTATCTAATATTGTCTTAAAAGGAGCTTTAATAGCGTCTAGAAGTGTTTGTTCAGCTTCTGACTCAGCTTTGATAGATGAAGATGCATTTAGCAGAGCAATTCCTCCACCAGATACAATACCTTCTTTGATTGCGGCTTTTGTAGCACAGATAGCGTCTTCGACTCTATCACTTTTTTCTTTTAATTCAATTTCAGAATTAGCACCAACTTTTACTATAGCAACTTTAGCTGCTAACAGCGCTAATCTTCTTTCTAGCGCTACTATAAATCCAGGAACTTTTTCTGTAGCTAATCTTTTCTTAACTTGTTCAACTAGATCTTTTGCTTCATCAGGAGTTTCCTCTATTTGAATAATAGTATCCTGTTGTCCACTTATAGATTTTTTAGCTCTACCTAAATGTTGAACTTCAATTAAATCCATATCATCTCCTAAATCTTCATTAATAACTGTTGCTCCAGTCATCATAGCTAGATCGTTTAGTTTTTCTTTTTTAGTAAAACCATATGTTGGTCCATCTACTATACACACTTTAATATTGCCTTTCATCTTATTCATAGCTAATGCAGCTAAAACTTGAGGATCAACATCTGCAATAATCAAAAGTGATTCATTATTTTTTATAGCATATTCTAACACACCTTGTATTTTTCTTATACTATCAATTTGTGATTCAACGATTAAAACTAATGGATTATTTAATTCACATGTTTTCTTAGCTTGGTCAGTCACAAAGTGCATGCTTTTAACTGGCTTATGATATTGCATACCATCAACTACTTCAACAGATGAAGTTATATCATTAGATTCTTCCATCATCACAACTCCCGTGTTTGCTACACTTTTGAAAGCTCCACCGATTAGTTTACCTAATTCAGTATCGTTATTTGAGGAGATTGTGGCTACTTGGTCGATCATATCGCCTGTAACTTCGATGGAATTATCTTCAAGATATTTTACAACTTTTTTAACAGCTGCGTTAATACCTAATTTTAATTCTCTTGAATTAATATCTTTAGAGCTTGCTTTAGTTAGTATTGACTGAGCTAATACTGTTGCTGTAGTTGTACCATCACCGGCTTCTTCTACAGTTTTTCTAGCAGCTTCTTTTAGTAATGTTGCTCCCATGTTTTCAACAGCATCGAATAATACTATTGAATTAGCAACGGTAACACCATCTTTTGTAATAATTGGTTTACCGGATTCATCTTCAAGGATAACACATTTGCCGCTAGCTCCTAATGTGGAGCTAACAGCTTTTGTGAGTTTATCTATCCCTTTAAATATCTTATCTTTGGCATCGCTACCGAAGTTAAGATTCTTGACAAGTTTGTCTGACATAATTAGATTAGATTAAATTTGATTTATTTATTTAAAGGTTTTTACGACTTTTGGTCCTTTCAAGAAATCTACTTTCTTAGCATAATGGTCTACTGACGAATCAATAGCTGTTTCTGCTGCTTCAAGTGTTTCTCTTCGGGTTACGTCGATCCAAGTATCTTCCTTTACAGGTTGTTGGTACTCGGTTTGAAAAAAGCCATTTGGTAATTGTACTATTCTCCAGTGTTTTTTCTCTGAAAGATGTTTCCAAAAATTAATAGTTTCTTCATTGGGTTGTGGTTGACTATTCCACGAACTAGTCTGGTAATAAAAGGTCATTGGTTTAAAATTTATTGGTTAATAAAATAAGGTATTACGCAATTGATAAGAACGGAGATACAGCTTGTACTGTTGCTGATCCTGTTCCTAATAACGCAGTTGATTGCTTAGCAGCAAATGTTGCAGATCCAGCAGGATTAGCATTTTGCTTACGGTATTCACTTCCTTGAGGCGCAGCTGGTGAAGTTGTCATGTCCCATGAGTCAGATGCTCCTGGTAAAACTGGTTGATTCCAAGGAGTTGCTACACCTTCGATTACTTGTTCCCAAAGACCTCTGATAAATGCTGTTTTTTGAGCTGCTGTAGAAGGGATAAATACTGCATCTGCTCCACCTCTTGCTTGAGATAAGATAGTTGCTGTTCCACCGTTTCCGTAAGTAATTACGAATTTTACTTGTAGTGTAGCGCCAGATCCTGCGTCTGCTCCTGCTACGATTGTTGCTACATCGCTAATTTTAAGCGGAGTTACAATACCCGAGCTTAAAGTCATGTTTAAAAATTTGTCTGCCATTTTATATATATTTAATGGATTAAGGTTCACTGTTGTTTACATATATCTGAGGCGAACCAAAAAATCAGATATATGCTTAGTTTTTATTATCACTTGTTTTAAGTGAAATTTACCTATTCTTCTTCTTCCTCTTCTACTGGTGGTACCGGTGGAGTTGGATTTTGCCATGTAAAATATAAGTCTTCGTTTACTGGTGTAATCTCAGATTGAATAGTTGCAGCTATGCTAGCTTGCATTGCAGGTACATCTAAAGAATCTTCTAACCACCCAATAACTACGTTTTCAAAAGCCTCTGTATCTGCGTAAGGTACAAAAGGATCTCCAGATACGTACGTGTAACTTTGTGTTCCGATATTAGTTGATGAATAAGTTTTTCCTCCAGATTCTTCAGAGCCAGTGTATCTGTAATGTACCGTGTATATTACATTGTCTTCACCCTCTGCCTGAATGTGAGCGTTCATTTGTGGGATGTCCCATTTGTAAGTAATTGCCATTTTGTTTTTGTTTAATTATTAGTTTTCTAATTTAGTTATTCTTGTTTTTAAATCTTCTATTATTTCTTGTTGTTCTTTTATTGCGTTTATAAGTACTGATGTTAATTCTGAATAAGCTACAGATTTTAATCCTGTTTCAGGTGACTCTAATACAAGCTCTGGTAACACAGCTTCAACTTCTTGTGCTATAACACCAACTTTAGTAACATCTGTATTAAAATCAGTTCTATTATAATAAACACCTCTCATTGCTTGAACCTTACTAATACAATCACTTATTTCAACTACATTTTCCTTAATTCTTGCGTCAGAGTTTTGAGTTATAGTACCTTGAACTGTCATGTTTGCAGTTGAAGGGAAGAACTGATATCTAGTAGAAGTTCCTTGTCTCCAGTATATATCACCACAATTCATATCAAAATAAGTATTTGAATTGTTAGTGTGGAACCTAAAGTGATTAGCTGTTGCGTAATTACCTAAATAAAAATCACCAACACCAGAACTTCCAAATAAAACATTTCCTTGAACTTGTAGCTTAATGCCAGAAGTGACTCCTGTGGTATTAACACCTAGTGGTAAAGCGGTTGTAATAACAGTGTTTGATATTGACATTCTTCTATCTGCGCCTACTCCAAAGGTTAAAACATTGGCAGAATCTCTAAACATACCAGTGTCTGGGTCACTAGCAAAAGAATAACCTGGTGTAGCTTTATTTCCATCACCTGCAAATATAATACCTGCAACATCAAGTTTAGCACCTGGACTAGTAGTCCCGATACCAACGTTGCCTGTGCTCAATATAGTCATTTTAGCAGTATAGCCTCCTGCACTTCTTGTCCCAAAAAGCAAATCCCCATAATAAGAGCTATGGTTAGTTATTTTTGATGTTATCTCAGCAACCGCTCCGTTTACGCTTTGAAAAATAAGACTTGCTTGGTTGTTAACGGTCGTATTTGTTTGAGTGATAGCTATAACTGGGCCTGTATGGTTTCCAAAGCCTGTTGCTGTATCTGCTTTAGAAACAGTTAATTGCCTGTTAGGACTAGTCGTTCCTATTCCGACGTTTTGATTATTTTTTATAAACATAGCTACACTACCTGATGTAGAAAAACTAGTAGCAAATGCTGATTTTATTTGTATGTTATTATTAGTGTTTTCTATATAAGAATCACCAGAAACACTTCCGTCACAGAATATTTCAAGGTAATCACCGCTACTGCTGTCATTGCTTCTTATTTTACCTTCAACGTCTAGTGGAACTGCTGGGTTGGTTCTCCCAATACCGACGTTACCGCCTGTTGTGATACGCATTTTTTCACCACCAAGATCAAATCTTATATCACCACCTGTAGAAAATATATTTACCCAATCATTAGTAGAATCCCATTGAAAACCACCTCTTTTATTAGCTGCTTCATATACTTCAAGTGTTGGGTCAGTAGTAACTCTAATTCTACCAGCTACTTCAAGTTTTTGGCTAGGAGTAGTCGTTCCAATCCCGACGTTACCTGTAGAGGTGATACGCATTTTTTCAACACTAGAGATATCAAATCTTAAATCTGAACCATTAATTTTTAACGGAGATGAAGCTGTAAACGCGTCATTATAAGAAGATATTCTAGCTACACTTGAATGTGAATTAAAACCTATATTTTGATCAGTACCTACTTTTATTTGTAGCTTACTATTAGGACTAGTCGTCCCGATCCCGACGTTGCCTGCGGAAGTGATACGCATTCTTTCTTGCACTATTCCTGAAGTATGTCTTGTACCAAATAACATATTCAGTGAACCGCCACCGCCCGCATCTTGCACGGTAATGTTTGCAGCAGTAAAAGCATTTTCTCCAAAACTTATACCCCCTCCGTATCTGTTGGTTGTTTCAGGAGCAGTTAAATGAATCATATGTTCACTTGGAACATCTGGATATGTAGTTATGTCTATATTATTACTAGGATAATCTCCTATTTGTAAATACGTTTGAGGCGAACTCGTCCCGATCCCGACGTTGCCGCTATTGTCCATTACCATAACATCAAGTCCATTTCTGCCAATAAATAATTTACCTGCAGAACCAACGTTTGTTATATTCCAAGTTCTATTTGTATATGTAGTATCTGCCGTATCTAATATAATAGTAGGTCTGTTTGCCGCTTGTAAACCTATAAGAACATTGTTTACGGTATCTGACGCTCCACTAACAATTGTGCTTGTAATAACTTCTAAGTTACCATCAGGACTAGTCGTCCCAATCCCGACGTTGCCGCCAAAAGGATTTAACAATAAGAACTGTGCTACATCACTTGTATTAACAGATTGTATAATAGGTGTATCAGCATCGTAATTTGTAAAATATAATCCGCCTGTTCCGGTTCTTAGCGGTGTTATTGCTAAACCATAATACGCTCTTACGTTAGCTAGCGTTTGACTACTTGTAGTAAAAGTTCTATTTATTAAAACTCCTTTTGCCACATTTGCTCCAACTTCAAGTTTTGCCCCAGGACTAGTTGTCCCGATCCCGACGTTGCCACTTCTAGATATACGCATCGACTCGTTGTAATTTCCAGACCCATCTGTTCCTTGAGTGTAAAACGCTAAGCCTATATAGTCAGTATCTGCATTTTCAGCAACTGCACTAATCATAGCACGTCTTCTAGAACCACCCATCCAAGTTATACTACCGTAAGTTTGACCGTTAGTACCACCGTGTCCATATAGTGTAATACTATCTTGTCCAATTGCTGTTTCAGAAGCAGTGCCATTACCATTAGAAGTAGTAGCTGTATTATATACGTGTAGCTTACCTAAAGGTGAAGTTGTCCCAATCCCGACGTTGCCAGAATTACTATTGTATATATCGTTACCATTAGCTAGCCAAAGACCTGTTCCTGGCACTGTATTAGCGTCAACCCAGTCTATACCTGTTGAGGTTGTTGAAAGAACTTGGCCTGCAACGCCAGAGTTATTATTACTATCTAGTAAATATTTTGTTGAATATGTTTTTCCTGTACCCATTTAATATGTGTTTCTTACTATGTTAACCCATTCGTATGTTGATGCACCTGTTTGCATACACATGTCTGCGTAGCTTGCGTCTTCTGGTACTACTTCAATTACTGATATGTTATCTATTGAACCTACAAAATCACTGCTAGGTGAGGTTATGTAAATCTGCCCATTAATACCTGAAGGCGCTTGAAAGACGCCTGTATATGTTCCTGAAGATGTTTGGCTAGAACCAGTAAATACTCCGCTACTAAACCCTAAACGTACCCCACCTGAAGTTACAGTGTATGTAGCTTCCCATTTATAATATTTATTCTGTGTAGCAACATTGGTTTGACTAGCTATAATATAAACACCCGCAGATGTTGAATTTAAAGTTCCTCCACTTATTGTTGTGTTAGCACCTTTAGACCAGTTACTATCAGTGGCAAAATCCCCATTTACTATTAATTCAACCCCATCAACCTCTACATACTCCGTACCAGTTCTGTAACGCATTGTACCTACTTTAGTAGCTGAAGCTGTAGCTGTATCATTAGCCATTTGTATACTACCAGCCACTGTTAAATTAGCTGTAGTAGTTGATGTTGATTTTAATTCCATCGTATAAGCACTGGAATTAGCGTTGTGATACAATTTACCCCATCTTAGTCTTGTATCAGTACCATTAACTAATACACAGTTTATTTGACCAACTATATCTGTGGCTGCGCTACCGTAAGTAAAAGTTATTGATTTGTTTTCACCAGAACCCCAATTTCCATCTATATCAATTGCTCTAGTTTCTCCACCACCTGCATAACCTATGTTTAATTGAGCAAGATTGTTTGGAGGAGCCGAGTTGTTAATTATTACTTTTCCATCAACTACAAGCTTTTCAGTAGGGTTAGTCGTTCCTATCCCAACGTTACCATCTCCTCTCACTCTCATGTAGGATGAGCCAGCAGCGTTAGAAACTTCCATTGTAACATCTGATGAATTTTTACCAGCCTGTACTTTTAAACCAAAGTTGTCACCGGCAGTTGCTTCAGCGTTGTGAACCAAAGCAGTATAACTATTTACAGCTACTCCATCTCCCGCGTACACATGTAATAAATGGCCAGGACTAACCGTCCCAATCCCGACGTTGCCCCCAAGTGGATTAATAGCCAGAGTACCAAGACTACTTGCGTACTGTTGATCGGGGTGCCCGGATTGAATCCAAGATTTTCTGTCATTAGCTGTTCCAGATACTCCAAAACCTAATCCATTACTATTAGAAGCTCCTTCTAACATTATAGCTGAACTTGTGTTCCACGCAGTGCTATTATTACTTGTTGTTATACTACTTATACCGTTAGGAGCAAAATTTATACTTAAAGGGTTAGCTGGCGATGTTGTCTTGATCCCGACGTTGCCTGAAGAATCAATACGCATTTTTTCATTACCAGCTAATTCAAACTTAGCGCCAGCAGAGCCGTTTAATGTAGTAATAGCAAAACGTCCTTGACCTCCTTCGTAAAGTTGAAAAGTAGCCGCGCCGCTATTTGCGTTAGCGTTAATAAGATTTCCAGTACCTTGTACAACAAATTTTCCATACGAAACTGGATTATTAATCCCAATCCCGACGTTGCCCGAGGAATCAATACGCATTCTTTCTAAACTGTTTGTGTCAAAAGTTAAAAAGTTATTTGCATTGTCTCCATATATTCTAGCTCCGTTGCCACCAAATTTTAATAATTTAGCAGACCCAAGAGTTAGATTTCCATCAATAGTTGTATCACCGTTAGATATATCAACTTTAAAATTATCATAATCTGAAGATGATTCACCTATAGAAAATTTATTATCTTTAGTTATTAAATGAGTACTTGTATCGTCATCTTTAAGAATTAAAAAAGCTTTATCATCAGTGCTTTCAAATATTGCTATTGTATTTGTTACACCTGCGTTGACATCAAGTTTAGCACCTGGACTACCTCCTATACCTACATTACCTGCAAAAGTTGTGTTACCTGAACCATTTACTTGAATATCCCATCTTGAATCAGTTTCGTTGTATAAACCAAAATAAGTAGCAGTATTGCTTAAAAAGAAATCATCTCCAGAACCATTAAAATATAATCTTGGAATATTATCTCCTGAATTTAATGTTAAATAACCACCTGTAGAAACTGCTCCTGCAAAAGTAGAATTATTACCACTAAATGTTATTGGTGCGTTTGTTAGTGTATTTGAAGTTCCAGATCCTGCCCATCCAGCTACTGATCCACCTGTACCAGATCCATCTAATACAGATGAGTTATCTATTTTTTCCCATTGATCTGAAGCGCCTTGTTCTATAAATACAGCCCAGTCACCAACTTTCCAGTCAGTTATTCCATCTAAATTTGTTGAACCAGCAACTGATACTATATAGAAGTTACCTGTTGTACCAGATCCGCTTGTAAGAGTTGGTGTGTTAGTTGCAGCGTTCCATGTACCTTGAAATACTAAACCTGCAGGTATTGTACCTATTAAGTTTTGTACAAAGGCTGTAGTAGCTACCGTAGTGTCGTTTGTAGCGTTTGCTTTTGTTACAGCCGTAGTTGCTGTATTTATTGTAC